TTACACTCCGATGCGCAACATTAAGTAGCCATTTGAACGTATAACGCCAGTATGATTCGTAGGGTCTATCGCGAGATTACATCCGTTCGATCCGGTATTTATCGTGATAGTATTTGTTACGCGCCCATTAGCGTCATTTCCAAGCACGGTTTTGCTCAAGGATATTCCTACAACTTTAGCGGTAGAGCCCTCAACCCAATAAGCTCCTCGCACCTCCTCCGTGTCTGTATTAAACGATGTGGCCGACACGGGATTAAAAATAAAATCCCCTTTTGTTACGTAAGCTGTCGGAGTTATTCCGCTTTTACGTATAGGAGATACGAAAGTGTACGTCTTAGCCGCTTGCACTGTCAGCACTGAGCCTGTCGCCGGAAAACCGAGAGACTCGAAATTGACGTACTGCACGTTGTTCGTTCCGTCGAGGCTCGGGGTGGACTCGTGGTAATGACCCTGCGTCGGGCTATCGTCGTAAACGTTATTTCCGGAAACCGTAGCTTGCAGGAAGTTTGAAACGTTAACGCCGCCGCGCTCCGAGATTCCCCAACGATAGCCCGTACCGAGCACCATATTGCCGATAACCTTAGCCTTACAGTAAAGACTATTCGCTATTGCGGAGTCCATCTCGATCTGAATACCGTAAAGCTGCGCGTCTTGTCGTGAATTGGAGTCCGACATTATGACCTGGTTTGTACTAATGAGGATGTCCTTAAAGGAGTCCGCACGTATAATCTTAGCTTCCGCATAGCTCCCGCCCTGACACGAAAATCTAACCGTATTGTTTACAATTGACGCGCTCACGCCGTTACTAACGCGAATAGCAGAGATATAATGCGTACTAACTGAATCCCTGATATCCATATCAACTGTGTTGTTGGTTATCAGTACGTTCCTAAAGTTTGCAAAGCTACTCGGCATGGTTGAGCTGCCGACAAAGACAGCCGATCTCATCTTACCTGTGATGATATTACTAGCTATCGAGATATTCTCGAATTTATTAGTAGGATCACCGACAAGGTAAATACCAGCGCTATTGATATTATTGAGTTCGATCTGGTTGTCCTCGACGTCCGCGGTGGATATAGATGTATCGTCGTCGTTACCGATTGCGATCTGACCTTTATTCGCGTTTGCGCAGACGATTATATTACCCACTACACTAATATCCTTTACGGTAGACGCGTCGTGCCCAAGCTGCAATACCATGTCAGACAAGGACGTAATCTTGTTGTCAGATAACGTTATTTCTTCGGGGTTGGTATCGTCCAACAGTAGTCCCCAAATGCCTAAATTTTTAGCTCGGTCTATTTGGATTGTAGCTGTTCCATAGGTGTCTTGCAGATTGTTACATACGCAGTCTCGTATAGTCACGTTACGCGACCCGCAAATATCAACGAAGTGTTGATCGTGGTTGAGCGAACCGACGCGCTCGATTAGTACGTTATCCGCGTGCCCCAACGCTATTAAATCCCCGTAAGTCCTCGGTGTTGTAGTGACAACTCCGTCCGTTATCGTAAAATTTCGCAAAGTGATATTACCCGCGGCAGTGTACCCGCCTTTGGTATCGTAATTCTTATTTACAAGTAATATGCCGTCTTGACTGCGCTCGCTTTCCAACCGCTTGAGGATAGTGACGCCCATTCCGGAGCCTTCTATCGTTACTCCTGCCGGGATTACAATGCACGCCTTACTGTGCGTGCTTTTAGCGAGACTCAGTAGAAACGTACCAGCACCGAGGATGAGTCTTCCACCGCCTACGCTTTCGAGATAATTTAGCGCGTTCTGAATAGCTTGCGTTTGATCGGTCCCATCTCCTGTGGCTCCGTACATATCAGACGTAACGACAAATCTCGTTACCTTGTCCAACTTGCCCTGAGTTGTACCCGCAAAGGCGTCTACAGCGCGCCAGTTTTCGTCCAGATACTTTTCTAAATCAAAATACGTTGTCGTTGGCGATGTACGGTCGATTTGGTTTAATCCAAGATTCGGTGTCTTCTCGCTTGCCATCTTACGCGCCGCCCCCTAAGTATTTATCTTGTGTTGTATGTTCGTTCTCATATATGGTCATGGCTTCGACTTCGGCAATAGTCAAGTAGCGCAAATTATAATCAATCGCCAAATGCGCCGGAACGATATCACGCAACGTGGCCTTCAGCTCTTCGATTTGACTCGGAACGCCAAACACGCCGATGAATTTGATGATTACGGTATATCGCGGAACGTCTGCGGACACCGCGACCTCACCGTTCGCATACGCGGCCGCCACATTTCGGATAAGTTCCGCAGTCACTTTGCCCGCCCCGCGCAATTTACCGCGCAAAACTTCGCGTCGTTGCTCGTACGTCTTCGTTGTATCCGTGGGTACGCCAAACATAGACTCCCATCGCGCTAGCCCCCACGTAGCCGTCCCGATAAAAAACTGGTCCAATACGTCATATACAGCGGCGTCTATACGTGCTAACTCGTCCGCCTCGCGATTTATTAGGTTGCCGGCTAATAGCGATTCCTCGTAGTATTTCGGCAGGTAATCGCTCATTGTACGTGCTATCTCTACTGCGGTTCTCACGTGATCGACACCGTCCCTACTACGGCTACTTGGTCGCCAGATGTGATTATATTTCCGGTCCCTCCGTTAATCGTAAGGTCCGTGAAATCTAGTATCGGAGGGATATCAAGCAGTACGTTCGCAATCCGTGTAATGCGTACAATTGGATCGCTGAAAGCGAGCGTAGATAAATACGTCCTTGTCCCTGCCTCGATTAACACGCGCACCTCGTCTAACGTGGCTCCTGGCGCAATCTCTACGTTTGCCGAGATATTAATAGGTAACTCTGTCGCGCCTACAACAGTAGCTACCGCACTGAGCGGCGCCTGTCCCTCGCCATTGCCGTCCTGAGTCGGATCAATGTACGTTTGTGCTGCGGTGATTACGACTGAATCAGGCGACGTTTTGTCATCGCCGAGAAGTACCACTTTAACCGTACCTGGCCCGTTCCATATCGGATAAACCTTTGCGTCAGACACGCCCGGAACTTCAAGCGCCCACTGGCGGTAGTGATTCGCATTGCCGGACGTAATTGGTCGGCGAGCTCGTTCGAAGTACCTCTGCCGAAAAGCTTCGTCGTTCTCTTCGTCAACGCCTCCCTCGAAGTTAAGCGCGTTAGATACCGCAACAACACCGACTAGGTCGCCAACTACCGTATCTATAGCGCCGATACTCACGTTTCCACTAGCACCAGCTTCGGAGGCTTCCGCAGTAACAGACACGCCGGCACCAACGATAGTCACGTCTGTCTTCGTGACAAAATAAATAGGAACACCGACGCTTGTCGATACGCTTGTTCCCTTAGGCACTACGGTCCCCTCAGGTCCGGTAAACCGCAGTATCCCCGAAGCTTTTACCGCAATCTTCCGACTCATTCCGTAGTCTGCTGCGCGACGATCCAGATACATGCCGTAAGCAGTATCCGTAAATCCCACCTCTAACACCGTATCTAGTTCCGTATAAATTTTTGTCATCTCAATAGCTGGTGGGCTTAACAAATCGTTCGTTACGGAACCTTGTCGCTTGTCGATATCCTCTCGAGATGCATCAAGCATTCGCTGCAATATCTCTTCCTTCGTCTGAGTCTCATACACTAGATAGTCACCTCCATTGGAATCGTGTCGTTATCTGTATCTACGAAAAAAGAGACGAACAAATTGTCGGCCTCCTGCGTTATATCAAATCCGTACACATCGTCAATTCGGTCGTCGTAAATAAGTGCTTCTGTTATGACGCGTGGGATTTCCGTTTCAAGTAGCTCCATCGGGACGTCTTGCCCGATCAAGTCTTCGAGCTCACATCCGTAATCCTCGTCGTAGATTGAGAAATGAAATCGTGACGTCAATATCGCCTTGAGGATAAACTGGCGGATTGCCTCGCGCCCGTCTATAACCCCGCCAACCGCCCCGCTGTCCAAGTCCAACGCATACGTCCGACTCGGTTCTACGTCGGTTTCCGTCACCACGTCAAGGTCTTCGTTAAAATCAACGTCAACTTCCGGCAATGGACTAAGCGCCATCGGCCGCACCTCCTATTCGATCCAACACGATATAACGCTGACCTGCGCCAAACGACGCAACGGCCACGCGGTCGCCCGCCTTCAGCGTGTCGTGGAACGTAATCTCGAACTCGCCGGATGTGAAGCCTCCGAAGTTAAACACGTCGCTGAACGCTTTCGAATTAACAGGCGCAGACGATTCCGTTTCCCTTGTTACGCGCGTATATCGGTTTAGTTCGAGCGTAGTCGGCTCCATCGCTTTAACGGACACCTTCCGCGTATGTTCACGCAAATGCTCCGGTATAATTACGTCGTCTCCGTCGAGCTCGATCTTCATGTTATCGACCTGTACACGGAGAGCTGGCGGAGGAGCGAGAATTGTGGCGTATTCGATATCGACTTCAACGTTGAATCCGAGTTGCTTAATAACGTCGATTAATTGTGACACGCCGCCTCCGTCAATTCGTTCGATCATTTCTTCGCACCTCCTCGTATTGACTCCATCTCCGCTACGGTATCGAGAACTTTCAGCGTAGATCCGCCTGAAGCTGCTTTTGTGGTCTTTTTCTTCGCTTTCTTTTTCTTCTTCTTGGCCGCTTCTTTCTTCGGTTCCGATTCTTCGTATTCTAATTTCGGCAAATCGTCCGTTTTGCTCAACGTTAGCGACATAGTGTGCGTACCGTTTGTAAACGTATGAGTATCCGCATTTACGTAATAACCGCCAACAATATCCGTCATAGATTCGAAGGCATAAACGGCAGTTCCCGCGACGACTTGCGTAATACCTAACGCATCTACGGATACGTCTTCGCCGACTTTGCCGAGTTCCTTCAGCTTGGCCTTCGCGAGTTGTTGGATTTGGCTGGCGGTTGCGTCCGAATCTGCGGACTCTACGTGCTGCATCATTCCATATTTTTTAATTAACGCAGCGTCCTTTGCGGTAGACGTAATCGGCTTCTCGTCCGTGCCGCCCTGCGCCTTGACCGCTGTCCGCATCTCTTCGATCGACTGGCTACGCCGAGCCGACGTAATGTTAACGCCATCCTCCAGCATCCAGCGGACAATTTCGTCCTTCTTCTCACGCAAAAAAAGCTTACCCTCGCGCGAGTAAACGATGAATTTACGGTTATTTTGCTTACGCGTTTCCGTTAAAGCAGTCGTTATCATATCCCATAACGACATGTCGCGGAGGATGAGCTTCGGGATAACGTAGCCCGTGTTTGCAACGGTTCCGGCCGGGATTCCGAACGACTTACACAGCGAGGACACGATCGCGCCAGCCGTCTTGCCGACGAACTTCTGCGTATCTACGTTTTTCGTGAGATATACGTTTTCGTCATACGCCGTAATCGTTGTATCGCCTTTGTCGTCGATGTCGTACGTAAAAATAACGCCGCGAAACAGTCCGACATCGTCTACGTAGAAGCGCAGCTCCTTCCCGAGCTCAAACGCGATACGCTTGTCGTCCGCATTTAGTGTATTGGAATACGAGATAGACAACGTACGGTGAGGTTGCGCAACATCTCCGGACCATGTTGCGGACTTGACGAGCGGCTCAATCCAATACTTACCGTCGTAGAGCAATTTAATCTGCGTAGCCATTACGGTATCACCAGCTTCTGTCCCGGCTTGAGCACGTTAGGATTTGGCCCGATTGCGGACTTATTCTTCGCGTAAAGCTCACGCCAGCGATCTCCATTGCCGAGTACGTCTGCCCGTTGCGCAATCTTCCAAAGCGAGTCACCAGCCTTAACCGTATAAGACTTCGCTTTGACCGTCGTATTCGGACGTTTGGCTGAGGACGTAAGCTTCGGCATCGTCTTTGACGCGGAGCCTGATGTCTTTTTGTTATCCGATTTCTTCGCAATCTCGATAAATACGTGTTCCTTTAGGGACAACGTATAGTAGATATCGCCAGGCTCGCCGCCACGCTCCTCGTATTCGAAGGAACGGATAGTAACTGCAAAATTGACGGATGTTCCGGTGATGATAAACCGGGCCGGCTTACCGCTGCGCATCCATCGTTCGATTATCGCTACGTATTCACGCGGCTCCTTGAGATTCGTATACGAGCAATAGCCCGCGTTATAATCTCGTGGGAAAAACGATGAAAACGAGAACTCACGAAGGCGCTGATTGCCGATTATCGTGTACTCGCCGAGATTCGAAATCTCTACGTCCTCGTAACCGTGAGTCATCGTCGTTTTGACACTCTCGGGATTAACAGGGAGCCACAGGACTTCCGCGCCGTTATTGTACTTGAGCCAAAACTGCAAATCATCGCCTCCTATCTCGCAAGTTGTATCGCCAACTGACGGGCTAGTTTATCGATATCCGCATCCTCGCGTATCGTAGTACCGTACATATTAATTACGACACCGTTATGTCCGCCTTTGCCGCGCTGCTGATCACGCCACTCTGACGCTTCGTGCTTCGTAAGGACCGCCTCGTCTTTGTGGAGACGAGCAGGGTAACCGTTCGTAGGTACTCGATCGAGTCCAGCAGCGTGTCCGCTCCAGCCACTGTTCCCGGTGGTTTCGTTCCACCACTGCTTGACGCTACTCGTAAACCCCGATTCTTTAGTAGGAACCATCTCGGTTTTGCCTGAAAGTGCGGGAGTCCCCTTGGGCAAACTGTTCAGATGTGCGTTGTACTCCAACAGCCGCTCGCCTTTTGCGGAACCGCTGACTTCCTTTAGACCACCGCTCAGAAAGTCGATCGTCTTCTTAACCCACGGAGATGCTGTAATAGCGAGAGCTACTGTTAGCCCGATCGGATTTGGTGCTTTCCCCGCAATAAACAAACCGAGAATAAACGCAAATTCCGGGTTATTGACGATCGTACTCGCGAAGTTCTTGCCGATTGCAACTGCGGATTCCTTACCGAATTGCGCAAACTTTTCGGACGCTCCTCCGTTCCACCAATCGGATAACGTCTTTTTCACGTCGTCGAATACGAACGCGATTTTACTCTTAATATCCGGAAGTTTGTTAAACTCCGGATTGTTTATAAAATGCGTCTTGAGGTACGTCTTCGACGTATCAACCGCACGCTGCATGGCCGCCGTGATTCGTGGCGTATACTTAACGACGAAATCCGCAGCAGCTTGCGCGAGCTTCTTCAGGATCGGCATCGTCGGAAGCAATGCGGAAATCTGCAACGTTTCGATTGCGCCCTGGAACTGTTCGACCGCGCCCGCTGCGTTGTCCATCTTCTTGGTTGCGACTTGTAGCGCGGTGACATTCGCCATCTCCTGCTGGAACTTCTTAACGCCCGCCGCGCCCTCTTTAAAGAGGATATTTCCCGCACGGATCGCGTCGGACCCGAAGATTTGGTGCAGATAGTATTGACGCTGCTCATTCGTAAGCTTTCCGAATCGGTTCTTCAGCAAATCCGCTACTTGCGCTAGGTCTTTAATCTCACCCTTTTCGTCGTAAAACGCAGAGTGTACGAGATTACTCGCGGTTAAGAACTTCTTCGTTTCCTTCGTGGCCTTAGCCGTACCGACCTTGAGTCCCGTCTGCGCTGCAACGTATTTCTCGATATCCTTCGTAACCGCTTGGACGGATGTGCCCGTTGACTTAATGCCCTTTTTGGACATAAATGCGAGGGCATCCGTGGTATTTACGGTCAAGAGGTTGAAGTCCTCGAACATGCCATACGCCTTGTCCGTTGCTGGAACCAAGTTGGACAGGAACGTCTTCAGCGACGTACCCGCGTCTGCGCCCTTCAGCCCGTTATTCGCGAACAATCCCAACGCTGTATTCGTATCTTTAAACGACTGCCCTACGCCATCTGCAACGGAACCGACCGCTGCCAACGAGTAACGCAAGTCGTGCACGTCCGTAGCTGACGCATTAGCAGTACCCGCCAAGATATCCGCAGCCTGCGCCGCAGTTAAGCCGTCTTTCTTAAACGAGTTAAGCGCGGTCGACATAATTTCCGCAGATTCCGCTAGGCCGAGTCCGCCGGCCGTCGCCAAGTTAAGCGCTGCGTTAAGACCGCCCGCTTGGACCTGCGCGGTGGACATGCCCGCTTTCAACAGTTCCTCGATCCCTTGCGCGGCTTCAAGCGCACTATATTTCGTTAATGCGCCTTGTTGGAGCGCGAGTTGTTGCATGGCCTTCGTCTGCTCGTCTGTCGCTCCGGTTAACGCCTGTATCGTCGACATCTGTGACTCGAAACTCATCGCTTTCTTTACGGAGTCAGCCGCAAACGCAATCCCCGTAGTCGCTACGCCGAGACCCGTTGCCGCTGCCCCGAACTTGATCATTCCGCCCATCGCTCTACGGAGAGGACGGGACATGTCGTCGATAAGACGCAAGTGCCCGATTAAGTCGAATGAAATCGTAATTACCTCCCTTCTGCGTTAGTCTGCCGACCTTTCGCTTCCTTTTCGAGTTGAAGCATCATGGACGCGTACATAAACATCCGGTGTCTCCGGTTTTTCGCATAAACTTCGTCGGGCGGAATCCCGTGACGCTGAAAAATCTCGTGCAGCATATACGCCTCGGGGTCGCCCGACTTAATTAGTTTTTTGCGTCTTGGATAAGCTCCGCGTCTCCTACGAAACCGGACAGCGCCAATACCGCCTGAATCAGACGTGCCTGTTCACCGGGTAGTAACGCTTTCTTCACGCAATCCGCTGCGTCGGACGCTTCGTAATGGTCTTTAAGCGCCTTATCGTTAAAATCCGGATCGGCTGCGCTCTTTACGATTAACAAGCGGTTAAGTAATGCGTCGTCTACAGAGCCGTCTTTGCCTGTGGTCGCCTGCGCGCGAGCCCGTTCGATTGCGTCCTCATCCAACGCCTTGATTGTGAAATGCGTCTTCAAACGCGGAATGTACACCTCTTCTTGCAAATCCGTCGTAGCTCCGAGTAACGCCTCAAGTCCTTTAGCCATGCGTAATCAACCTCCGTTATTTTCGTAATTAAAAAGAGGTCCCGAAGGACCCCCGTATGTTAAGCCGCGCGAATTTTATCCATAACCTCGTAACCGGAGAACAAGAACGTTAACTCCTGCTCAACGATCGAACCGACCTCGTAGTGAATAATCGGAATTTTATCGAATGTGACGTTTTTCAGCCGCACACGATACGCACCAAACGATTCCGGATCGTCCAGCTTAACGACAAGCTCCGTAGTAAATGCCGGGCTCTTATCGTCCGTGACTTGCGCCATTTTTTCGATCCATTCCGATGTAACCATGTAGCTCCCGATCGAGCCGGAACCTTTGAGCGACGTGACCTTATTTCCGACCCAACGCGTACCTGCGAGCTTGACGTCCTCGAATCCGATCTCGATGTTCGCCTCGCACGAATAAACGTTGGACATCCAGTTACCGTCCGCGTCGTTTACCGCACCGTACGCGCCAGAAATGACGCGCGTAGCATCTAGTACCATCTATTTTTCACGCTCCTTTATACATTCACCGTGATGAAGATACGTTCCATCGAATCGACCTCTACGTAGCTAATCGCAAGGAACACCTGGTCGCCTACGGAAGGAAAGTTCGGATCGAGCCCAACCGCAGGTCCCGACAGTACGCCCGAGATTTCCAAGCGTTCCAGGTACGCCTTAATCGCAACCATCAACGTGGCCTGACCGTCCGCGTTGTTATTGAGCTTGCCGATGTAATTGTCTTCCGCGGTTTTGGTAATGTCCGTACTAATCGCTTGACGTGCGCGCATATTACGAACTTTTTGTTTGGACGTAACGAGGCCCTGTTTAACCTTGACTTTCGTGCCGTCGTTAACGAAAACAAACGAACCAGCCGTAAGCGCTGCGTCAAACTCCGTCTTGGTCAAACGCCGAGTAACGTCATCCGCTGGTACTTGCGCGTATGTGGTCGAGCGATTAATCGCTGTACCCGCAATCAAGCCGGCCACCCACGGAGCAAATGCGGATGAGTGGTACGTTTTGCTGCCGACGACTACGCCGCTAATCAGGTTAACGATGTAGTTATCCGCATTAAGTACGGACCGTGCGTTACCAAGCGCAGGATCGGCGTCCGTAGCTGCATCGCCGCCGATTACGGAGATAAAGTGCTTGCCTTCCGTCCGATTGCGGATTGTCCACGTTTTGGTCAACGCTTGCTCGTCCGCGTTAAATTCGCCGTCGAATACGAAAACGTTGAAATCACGTGCGTCGTAGGCGTCTCGCATGGCGATGTAGTCCTCCGGTGTGGGTGTCTTCGGCATCGTATAGACGAGTACGTTTTTAGCGCCGCCCTGCAACGCAAATAAGATCGACTGGATATTCGACGCTCCGAACAAATCGGAGGCGGCTTTCTCCGTTTCAACCGTATAAAACGTCTTAGCTGTCGCCTTTGCGCCGTAATTTAATAGCGGGATCGCGACCGTGCCGCGTGCGCCTCCGTTAATCTGCGCTGCGGCCGCTTCGACGTAATTGATATAAAGACCCGGCTGAATAGGTAACGCAGTAGGGTCCCATGAACCTCCGGCCATCTAAAAACCTCCTTTGTAAATAAAAAAGAGCGCCCATTTGGACGCCCTACACGTAACGCGGATGTATGTGATTGATTTTGTCGTACTGTCGTTGCGGCTTCGTTTCGCGGACCGTTGTCTGTAAAACACCGACCGTCGCGTATATCTTGTTCTCCGTGAGAACCGGCTGCGCGAAGCCAAATCCTTCGAATCGCATATGCACGTCAGGCAACCCGCCCTCTGCGTAAATAGCCGCACTCAACTCGGACATGACCGGCATCGTCTCCTCCGCATATTTCGCGAAATGGATGATCTGGTAATCGCGGTCAATCCGGTAATGCATCCCGGTCTCAAGCGTCCGGCCATCACGCAAAAAGCGGATAACAAAAAGCCCCGGCGTAGGTTGCTCCGGGACTGTCTGCTTCTCGTATGTTGCGGTCGGGTATTTCCGCTTAACGAACGCCTCAATCGCTTCAATCTCGCTAATCAGCGCCATATTACAGCCCCTTTCGCTTGATCGCCGCTTTGATTTCCGCCTCTATCGTCCGTTGCCACTCGCGTTCGTTTTCCTCCGCCGGCTTATCCAAAAAACCCGGAACAGTGCCCGGCGTAGTTGGATTGCGAAAGGAGTCTCCGTGTTTCTTCGGATATACGTCGTTAAGATACGTAGCGTAATCGAATTTACGTTTACCCTTAACCTCGATTGCTGACGCGCTGATCTCGCCGACCCACTTGTCGCCTTGTTTCGTAACGTCCGTAGATATAGACCGTCGTAGCGTACCGGTCTTCAGCGGAGCAATGTTCGTAGACTCCCGACGCCACTCGTCCATTACGTCTTGTATCCCGATCTTCGAACCGGAAGAAACCGCGTCCTCAAGCCGCGTACGGTAGCCCTTGAAGAATCGTCCGATAACGCGCTTAATAAACGGAGCCCCGCGTGTGGCGTCAAAATCAAGTCTGTTAACCGCCATCTATACGTTCACCTCCGTTATTAGCGCTCTACCGGACAACCCTCGTTTAGGTTGAATCGCGATAGGCTTACGTTTAATCGTTACGCCGAGTTCGTTTGTGTACGTAATTTCGTCGTCGTACGAAACGTCCGCCAGCTTGTCGATTAGTATCGTACAGGACGAGACGGTCTCATCTCCGAATTGATTCGTAACTGTCTTCGTCTGCTCAGAGACGCGTGCAGATACCGTTACTTCCGCTCCTGTCGATGAGTGACCCCAACCGCTACCTTTCGCCGCCTTCGTTATTACGATTGTTTGCCGCATGGGTACGAGTGGCACGTCACATCACCGTCCATTTCGCGGATCGTTTCGATAGCTTCACGCCATTTTCCGCGCCGATGAGGTCGAGCGCCGTCTGCGGAATAAATTTACGCAAGTCATCGTAAGGCATCGTGGTCGAGCCGTCTTTAAACGTCACGTTAAACACGCCGGTCAACCCGAATGACGCGGTGCCCTGACGCTGAAGCCGCCCGGTATCGTTGTAAAGTATCGAAAGTACATTCGCAAACTCATAAGTCGCCGCGTCTGGAATGACGTATTTCGGATAAGCAATCGTGAGCGTTCGTCCTGCGACATTTAACATCCGTTGTTTTCTCACAGCGTCGCTCGCTTGCCAATCCTCTACGTCAAGGCAGGACGCGTTAATGTACGAATCTGCCGCTAAAATCGTAGTTGCCACGGTAACACCTCCGTTTATTCTTCGGAGGTTTCCGTCGTCTGCGCCTTCTTAGCGCGTGGCTTCTTCGGTTCCTCCGGTTCTTTCACGTCAATACGGCTAATCCACGTAGGCACTAGCGCGTCTAAACGTGCGATCTCTCCGACATCTTCGGTTACGTAAACGCCGCTTACGTCAAATTCAATACCGTCAAGTGAGTACCGAGGACTTGCGTGATACTCCGCCATTATTTCGCCTCCAATGCCGCAATTCTAGCCGCAAGCTCTGCGAGGATGCCCTGTACGTTTGTTGCGGTGCCTGGTGCGATTGCCGTAGCTGTTACGGCACTAGCCGCATGTGCGTGGTTACCTGCCGCTGCCGTTGATGCGGTAGTTCCGAGAGCTAGATTAGACGTGCCCGCCCCGATTGCCGTACGTGCTGCTGCCGCATCTGCCGCAGTCATTACGGATTTACCAACCGTACTTGCGTCTGAGATTTGTCCCGCAGTATGCGTGTGCGCTACCGGAGCAAAAGTCGACGGCTTCCCGGTGATATCCGCCCATGCTACGGATGACGGTCCGCCACTGCCTCCGGATTGAATCGATTGAATGATATCGCCCAATCCGATGTCATGCGCGGCTGGACTCGTTAGATTTAGACGTTCTTTGTCGCGATCTGAAATCGCCATTTACGCAGTCACCCCCGTTAAAATTAAAGAGGAGCCGAAGCCCCTCCGATTAAGATACCGATGTGCTGATGTTATCCAGGATAGCGATCTTCTCGCCCGCATTCTTGACGGTTACACCGTACTCACCGCGAATCTGACGAGCCACGAAGTCAGCGCCTGCTACGGTAGCATCCATGTCATGCAGCGCACGTCCATTCAGAGCGTCGATAGAGAGAATGTCGCGATCGAACAACGCGATTTTATTTTTCGGGAAGTTCGGATCAACAATTACGGTCGCAACGGAACCACCTACGATATCCGATACGAACGTCTGGATCTTGTGACCAGTTGCGGTGTCTGTGCGCTCAGTGCGAATGGTGTCTGACGCGAATTTGCTGATTTGGCGAGCACCTGCGGTGTTGGTCAGGATTGTATTGACCGATCCGCCACGCAAGTAAACCTGTTCGGACAAGTCGTTCAGGAGTGTTGGGGTAATTTCCTTACCTTCCGCATTTTTCTTTGCAGCGCTCTTCTTATCGGCAAAGTACAACAATCCGCCAGTCGTACGAGGCATACCAGGAGTTCCATCAATACGACGACCGTAAATCAACCAGTCATTCATCTCGCGTTGGATCTCTTTGAGACGCAATTGCACTTGGTAGTTCAGCTCGTCCGTAACGTTGTATGTCCGTACGTTTTGTTGCGTACCGGATACTTGTGCATAACGTTCGATGATCTGTGTTACGTTGTAATCTACATAGCGGTCGTGACCTTCATCTACGCCGGGCAGCGCGCCTTCCAACTGTGGACGTGCTACGATTCTAATCTCACCACCAGCGGTGATTGCCGCCGCATTTGTGCCGTCATAGCCACGGACAACAGTGATAACGTCACCAGCCACAGCAGTTACGCGCATGTACTCTTCACCAGAAACTACGATTGCATTGACGCGGAATTTAAGTCCGTCACCCTCTGCGACAGTAATTGCCGTAGCGTCTACCGCAGCAGCAGAAGCAGCAGTTGCGCGGTTAGAATTCAGGTTATCGGACATCCATTCGAATTTTGTCTGATACAGCGAATTGGAGCCTAATCCGATAAGGCCGAGCAGATTCGGGGCATCCTCGATAATTAATGAAATACCCGCTTCAAGCTGGCGTACTTGGTCCTGAAAATCGTAAGTTCTCAACATGTATAAACTTCCTCCTTAAATTTAGGAAAATAAAAAGCCTCGGATTTTCCGAAGGCTTTAGCGTGTAAGTTTGTTAGATAATTCAATTACCTTTGCGAAGTCTCTAGCTCGTTTTGCCTCCGCGAGCTGCTGCTCAAGTGTGCGTGTTTCCTTATCGTAGGGGTTTCCACCGGAAGGACCTCCGATCGGGGACGGCTCTTTTTTCGGCTGCTCAACGAGGAACGGTTTATTTTCGATTAGCGCTTTTACTACGTCCTCAACGCCGTTGATACTTCCGTCATCTCCAACGGACGCAGAACTCAAGTCCGCTAAAACATACGCATCGTCGAGCGCATCAGGTCGGATGTTTAGCTCACGCGCCAACGTGCGAAATTCAGCTTTAATAAGACGTTGATTAGCGGCTGTTAACGCTTGGTCACGCTCGACTCTCGCGTCTTCAGCGGCTTTTAGCGCTGCCGCTTTCTCGGCTTCAAGCCGTTCTGTAACGGACATCTTCTCCTTCTCACGTTCTTCTTTCTCACGCTCGAAGTCAGACAATTTCGTCTTCAACTCGTCATAATCCGCATACTTCTTACGTTCACGTGCGATACGATCCGCGATTAACTGGTCGAGTTCGTCCTGCGTGAAGGTTTTAGGTGGTGTCGGATCAATTGGCGGGTCCGGCGTTGGGTCTGGATCGCCCTCCGCGAACAGTTGTAGATTCAGCGGATACTTTACGTTAGTGAATTTGTTCATAGTTCCTCCCGCGTTTAAGCGCCGCGTAGCGCATAGTATCCGTCAGTTTTAGGACGTATCGTAGGTCCGGTCTTTACTTCGGATTTCGTACGGGCATTAAGACGTGACGACAACGTGGATGAAAGATATCCCGCCGAGGTAAATCGCCGTAATACGGGTAATCGCCGGGGGCGTCCGGCGTTAATTTTACGATCCGCCCCTCCCAATTACGGCACGCGTCCTTTGCTCCGTGGCTCGATATCTGTGCGTAATAAACGCCGCGACCGAGTGCTTCGTTTATGGTAGCTTGCCGATGCGTCTCCGCCATCTTCGTACGGACGAGCATATCGACGTAAGCTTCCGGTTTCCAGCGGCGACCTTTTGCGTCGATGATCCCGGTATCGACCGCATCGCCGAGTATCTTACGCATTCGATCGAGCACGTCCCGCTGAAGCGTGGTGTTTCCGTTTATTCCTTGCGATAGGTTCGCACGCAGCGACTCCGCAAGAGCCTGGCGTATGGATGCCTTTGTTTTACGATCCATATTCGCAGTTACGGCGAGTACATCTGCGTGAGTATCGAGTATCGCAGCCGCCAACATATCGCGATTAGCTCGGTTCAGCTTCGCTTTTTCAGCGGCCTCAAGCAGCGTTTTAGCAGCGCCAATGTCAATCAGCGCACGCTTTACGCCATCTTGCGCGGCTTTTGTAAGGTTGTCCTTTACCCATTCCTTGGACTCCGCGTTCAGTTTCGCGAGAGCTTCGGACGCCTCTTTCGCGGCTGTGTCCGCCATCTTACGGTTAGCTCCCCGCGTAAATAAGCGACTGACGGCGGAACCGATAGCTGAACGAGCACGCCGAAAAGCCCCGAGTAGCTTAGACACGGGGCCGTCGTAATTCGGATCGTCCATTAGGCGTCACCGCCTGGGTCGTTAAATATCGAAGCGTCTACCGTTCCGGAAACGCGCTGCTCGTCTTCGTCAATCCTGCGGACAAGTTCGGCGGCCTGCGCATCATCAACCCCGTCTAGGTCTTTGATTGCGTCAGTAACCGACCACGTAGGCTTACCGCCAGTGCGTATGTTCGCGACCTCTGCCGCTTCCTTCTCGTCACGCGGAATGCCGTCACGCCAGGTAATCGTAGGATATGTCGCCTCGTACGCTGCGAAGTCGTCGACGCCGTCGTTGGCGTGGTTCTCCAGCTTCATGGCCTTCCACAACGCATTACGTAGACCCCGATCAACGTGCGCTCTAATGCGCTTTACCTTGGATAAGATCGGCATAAACCGGGCTTTAATCGCGCCAGCATCCGTATGCGACGTTCCTGTTCCGCCTTTATCTGAAGCGAGCGTCGTACCGAACAGCCATTGTGGTGTCTCGCTGATTTGATAAACGAGACCGAGAAGGATATCAAGCTCTTTAAACGCGCCCTCTAATTGCGAGTCCCACACCATGTAGCCGGGTGTTGCATCGTCTTTCGTTACCGGAATGTAGCGCCCGCCGCTGCGTACTGTCGCGTCGTCATCCTCCTGAAAATCGGGCCCATACGCGGTTGGATCGCTATGTTTCCACAGGATATAATCAATTTGGACGAGTCGGTCGTTTATTGCGGCCAGAACGCTCTCTAGCTTTTCCGTACCGCTTTCTCCGCGCCAATCTGCGTCCGTTGTCTTGTACGGAATGTGCTCGACGAGCAGTTCCGGCATTCCGGTCGGTACGATGTCCTGTTCCCGTCCGGTAGGGACTGGCTCACCGATGGTATACGTTGGAATAGGCGCTCCCCAGCGATCGTCCACGCCTCGTTCCGTAAGCTCATACCTTTCGTACACAATGTATCCTGGTATATGACGCTCTACGTTCAGGTAAGGCGTCTCTGTAGTCGGAATTCCGGATAAGAACGACATAATCCGGCTGCTATTTTCGATCTCCCACTCTACCCACGCGATATTCATCGCCTTAAACCGTTTTTTAGAGCCGCGTGAGAGCTCCGGAAATACAATCGAAGCGTCTACGGGTTCAATAATCGGCTCCAGCGGTGCGTCCGGCGCATCCAACCCGAGTTGGAGCGTCTCAGATACGTCTGCACGCTGGCCGTAGTACGTCTTTAGAAACGAGTCGCCCCGAAAGCCTGCTCCAATTACAATCTCGTGGATCATCTGCGTTAGATCGTTCTCTTCGACGATTCGACTTAGCGCTGTTTGTTCGGGGGATTCCGGGTCGTGTCCGGTCTCAAACGTGGGAGCCTCGCCGACCATCAAATCCGCAGGCTTCGTCAGCAACACGTCCATAAGGTTGACCGCGATAAATAACGTTTTGAGCTGCGGCGCAAACGGCGTATCTTTTAGGAGTCCGGAGGCGCGATCGTATATCTCAACGTGGCGCCCTTGGTAAATAGCCCGTCCGCGTTCATACTTCGCCAAGCGAGGAATCTCATAAACCGGCGGATATTGAGCTCCGGTATAAAATAGTTTCGTTTCTCTTGCGTCATAAAACTCCGTCACAAAGATCCTCCTTTCGTGGTATAATTTCCCTATGATATAGAGGAGGGATATTTTTGAGCTTCTTTGATAGACTGGACAGCAAAATAGAAGAAATTGAAAGTGACCAAGACAGAAAACAAGCGATTGAAGACAGGAAACACCTTTTAAGTGAAATCAGAAGTGCTTTTCAAGAATTGCGAGAGGAGGCTGCAAACCAAAACGCGGATTTTAGCGTCACACCACCAGCATTAGGTACCGATACCACTTGGTTCGTACAATATCAAGGTCGCTCCTTTGCTGTTTTCACTGACGAGGTTATGCACAACCTTAAAGAGAACCAAGGCACTGAGGTTAAGTCAGCTATCGAGAATATAATTATTTCAAAAATAAATTAGGTTACATCCATTTTGGCTTATTCCGAAGCTTCTTCCGCCCCGTCTTCGCAATACTTACGGCCATTTCGAGCGCATCCGGTAAGTCGTCATGTGACCCCGACCCGTACAGCTCGAATTGCTCCAGTAATAACGAATGTTTCCGGCTAAATTGAATAGCGCCGCTCTCGATATCCGGGAGCAGCGCTTCTATACGGAGGTCCTTACGGGACCGTTGATGTATTTCCTTAACGCGTGTCTGTGCGGGATAGCCCGCAGCCCTCAACGCTTCCTTTAGCTTCTGGACGAAGAACTCTTGCGCAGCCTGCGCTTCTGCCGCGATCGCCGTCGGCTGGTATTTCAGCGTCTTCTCGACAATCACGCGCATAAACTCGTCAGGCTTAACGCGTTCCCCATACGCATCGACTACGTATTTCGTACCGCTCTGCTTATGCCGCGCAATTGTAACGATCGCAGAATAGTCACCTCGCGTTTTACCCATCGCAAAGTCAATCCCGAGGTAAATGTCGTAATCGGATGTGAGAAAATCGCGGTCTTCACGATCCCAGTACGTGAATGACTCCGGATTAAAGATCATCGACTCCTCGTCGACCGGATTGTTCATATACTCCGTGTTGAACGCCTTCGTCCCGTTATCCCACTTCCACGTCATCAACTTCCATAACGGCTGCGCTTCCGGCCAAAGTACGGTAGCTCCACGGTCCATTTCCTCGCGATTCATTTCGTACAGCGCTTTTGCATCCGCAGCTCGATTCGGGTTATCTCGATTGACGTAGACAAGCCGGCAGGCTTCCCATAAGTCCATCCGTTCCGGCCATTCGATAACCGCACGATAGACTCGGCTTTTAAAGTCCGAACGCTTGTACAGTACGTTAACGAGTAACGCTTCGTGATGGACCGTTGTTCCCATGTATACAAAGGCTGTACGCTTGCCTTTCGGATCACCGAGCGGTACGACGGTCTGTGCGAACCAGTCACGCATCTTCTGTCGTAATTCTGGCGTGGCCGCGTTAGACTTGATGTCCTCCAAGTCGTCACATACGATCAAATCCGGACGAACACCGTTCCAGTTACGACCACGGAGCGCCTGGCCGGTCGATGCCGCTTCAACCTTCGTTAACATTTTCGGTATTCCGCTGTCCGTCGGCTCCCATGCGATAAACTCCGAGCTGTTGTCCTTCGGGTTCTCTTGTTGTTTTGGAGACAATAAAGGACCGAAATCCCTCCGCAGCTTCTCGTTATGCTTGAGCTGCATCGAAATCCAGTCCAGGTTGCCGCTCGATACTGCCGGCGTCTCCGATATGATAATTTCGTACTTACGTTTTCGGTACACTATCTCACGAAGCGGAAACGCCTTGGAAAGATACGTTGATTTAGCGTGAGAACGGGGCGCAGCGACTGCGACCTTATCGTTGGTATTAACGTTAGATACGTCGTCCATTATCACGCTAATTTCACGATGAAAATCAGGAGCTTCGTTTACGTCTACGATATCGAATCCGTCCCAGTTACCCGCGTTGCCCGGATTTTTAGCCTCCGAGAAGTATTCGAGTGCGAACGCAATCAAATCCGTTTCAGCTTCGTTAATTACGCTCAATCGCTCATACTCCGAAAGCTGCGTTTCTATCTCGCGCTGGTCCTCGTCACCCAAGGCGGCGATATCTACGCCGTCAAGTGCGTCAATTAAGTCGGTCAGTTCGTCTATTTGCGCTGTACGCTCGTCTCGTCCGAGCCACTTTCCGTTAACCCAAGCGATAGATACCGCCTCCTCCCTTTGTTTTGACGTGGATTTACCGTGAAATTAGCCCGTTTCGTATCATCCGAATAGTCTCGTTAGGGTCAACGCCCTAAGACGCTAATTTCACGTCAATTTATAAGCAAGCCCTGCGAACATGAGCGCGTCGTTAGGATCGGCGGCGTATCCGTACGCAAAATGAAACGGCTCCGACTTACCGACTCTTGCGTAGTACACCTGCCAGTCCTTATCGAAAGTAACGTAGGATTCTGGATATAGCGTAAGCACCTCCGCCAGACTTTCGAAGTGTTCTGCGTATAATTTAGCGCGGTCTTGCAGTGACATATCTCTAAGCTCGAACCAGTCCATACGTTGCACCTCCGTTACGTATTTCTTGCGATCGATGCGTTAGCCCACATAGAGCACTCCTCGATTTTCGTAAGCGCTAGTGATTTCTCACGCGAATTGGGTGCTAATTCGTCGATTAGATACGCCAACTCTTTCGCCTTCTCTCTAATTGCATCGTACTTCTCGGACTGTCCCGCCTTGGGGCTGTGATAGCGAAAGTTATTCTCGATAGCTTCGTTCATAGGACGTGCTCCTTCCGAAAGTCAAAAGTTAATTTTGATACGCGGATTGTTTGCGGACCAGATTTGGGGCCGCGCGAGGGGGCGCTTGGGGGTACGGTGATACTGCGTTGTATTAAAGCGTTAATCTCACGCAATCAAAGCGCAGACTCCCTTCTTCGTTCCCTAATCGTAAAGGTACCGATATACACCGGGTATGCGGGACATGTTCACAAAATACACGGTTTTGTGAATATGTCTGCGCCCGGAACCCGCGCCGTTACTGCGTTCATTCACGCTGCATAAATCCGCGTTATACATTGCATATACATTTCCAGCGCATAATACGGATAACCCGCGTTGTTATGCGGATTAGCCCCGTTACATACTGGAAGATTATACGTGTATTTCCCGTATCCCCTATCGCGTTTATGCACCGCTTATTCAACGAACGAACGTTCGGAGCACGGTAGCCTATTCCTAGTGTAACGCGTTGTTACGGTGAAGCGTATGGGTATGAATCGGAAAGTTTCGGAGGGGGCTTGCGTCAGGAGCTTCGTGTAAGTAAAACGCAGCCCTAGTCGCAACCAATCGGATTCCCCTCCGCGTATTCCTTCATCTATATACGCGCAAATTAATCCGTATCCGACGGCGTCTGCTTTAACGCAGCAATACGTGCTTTCAGCGCCTCTATATCCGTACTTCCCGTATCCTTCGTTTCCACTTCGACTTTATCCGTAAGTAACCCGTTAATCTGTAGCGCAAGCTTCGCCATAGCTGCGTTCCCGTCACGCATAGCAATATCCGCTAGTGACTCGATCAACTCCGGTAACTTATCCTGACTATTGCGTACCATCTGACGCTTGAGTTCCGCTTCAAATACGGGATTCTTCTTCCACTCGAATAGCGTAGACCGATGCACTCCGATAATCTCCGCAAGCTCATCGTACGTTTTACCACCGCGTTTAGGTTGCGCCATCCACGCAATAGCATCGTATTGTTCTTGCGTTAATTGTCTCGCCATACTTACGTCCTCCTTTCGTTCTTTTTACGTCTAAATAACGCAAATAACCGCCTACCCTACGCTCAGGCAAGGCGCAAGGTAAAGCGGCTCATTCCACGTAAATCTAACGCTTAAATCCAACCGCCTAGTCCTCCGCGATTGAATCGCAGTAATACGTATAAAAACCAGAATAACGCAGGAAGAGCGACTATAAACGCGGCTGCCTTTGCGAGCTCTATTGCATCAGTCTTCGAATCACTCCGTATTTCTACGTACGTAAGCATAAGTAACCCCGCTAAAACTAACGCAATATGAACGCATAATCAAACGATTAATAACGCAATCATGTACGCCCTCCTTCCGCTCACTATACGTTCGCTTACCGTTTATAAAAGATACTGCGCGTCGCTTCGCTCCTTGCCGTCGCCTATCGGCTCCGAACGCGTATAGAGATTATTACCAATATACTTTTCTGCGTGATCCGCAAGGAACGAAGTGACGCAGCGCTTACCACGTAGTGTGTAAGATAAAGAGTTGCTCGCCCCCTAAAACGGCGGAAACCCTTGGCGCTCTAAGGTGAATCCCGATTTTGAACTATGCAGTATTTGATACCCTTTTGGCTCTAACTATGCAGTATTTGATACCCCCTAAAACGGAAGGTCCTCGTCATCCCCGTCAAAAGCCGCTTCAGCAGCGCGTTTATTCTGCGCAAACTCGAACCGTACACCCTCCGTATACTCGTCATCATCGAATTTCTTACGGTACATCACGTCTGGATTCATGCGGATAACTACCGCACCAAACGCCTCTGAACGCATAACAAAACCGTTCTTACTCAGCTCACGTAAGCCCCTGCGCGCAGTCTGCTCGTCAATCCCGATAATTCTCGCGAGTGATGCCTGCGTAATGTGATCGAGTGTACTTACGTCTCTTTCGTCCGGGTTCGTACATAGATAAAGCATTTCGTAGTGTACATACGGTATCATGCAATATAAAAGGCCCGCCGCCTGAACCGTTAAGTTCTTGACGTCGGACCTCGTTTTTGTTTGGTAAACTTTCGTAAAGGATTCGCCTTGTTTAAGCGCACGCCCGATCGAATGGTACTCCGAATCGACAGCGTACACTTTGCGTCTGCCTTCTTTAGTTTCCGTAAGGACTCCGCACTTTGTCAGCGTTCCTAGAAGCGTCACAGTCCAGCGTGCAGCCTTTCCGATTGCTTTCGCGATCTCAGCGGAACCCATGCGCTTACCTTCGTAATAAAGGTCGCCGCCTTTGTCCAGCCGCATATACGGAAGCAGCTTCATGACCGCGCCAAGTTCGTTCAAAGAAAGCATTGACGTGAGATTACGTACGCCGCCATGATAAGACGTTACGTAGTGCTTCGTGTTACGCGAAGCTGCGTCTGCTCGTTGCGCGTACTCGCGCTTTCTGGCGATATCATCTTCGGATTCAACGCGATAACCATCGACTGGAACCTCTTGAATCCACTCACCTGCGTCATTCTGGCGCATTGCGAATTCGTTCATTCGGACACCTCCGCTTTAAACCGTTTCGTAGGATTTATCGGTTCAATTCGGCAATACCCGTTTCCTAGATCAATAATGCGGGAGTTGTCGCGAAGGTCAATCGCGCCTGCCGCTTCAAGTCGCTGCTCATACGTTGGTACGCTTACACGTCTCTGCGTTGCTTCAAGCTCCCGCAATGCCTGCGCAGCCTTCTTTGCTTCACGCTGGATCGCCTTCAGTCCGGTTAGTGCTTCGGATACATCTACGTTAATTCGCGCGCTGATTTCGTTAGCCGCCATGTATACGTCATCCTTTCGTGTTCGCGTTTTTACCGATGAGGAACGTTTTTGAGCGCCCCAAACGGGAAAAAGACCGCTCAATGGCGGCCCTATACCTATATAGCTTTGAAACTACATAAAAAACAACCGATTGCAAAGGGATAAGACATTTTTTGTCGAATTAACTCAGTAAAAACAAAAGAAAAAGAGGGTTATAATGGCATACTCATCTGAATGGTTTAATATTTTAAATACCGTTGACAACTTCTGTAAAGGCATACACAGGGTATGGTTTAGAGGGCACAGTGATTCGGAGTTCCAACTTAAGTCTGGACTTTTTAGGATAGCGGATAAGACTTTGGATTACTACCTCAACTTTGAGTTACTGGCATATCGACAGTTCTTAAATTTAGGCCATCTCCACCATTCTGAGAAAGATTGGAATTTACTATACTTAATGCAACACCACGGAGTGAGAACTCGCCTATTAGATTGGTCGGAGTCATTCACAACCGCTCTATATTTCGCACGACTTAGCTGGAATGGAGAAGGTGACGCTTGTGTTTGGATGCTTGACCCTTCTGCTCTAAATAAGTTGACGCTTGGTGCGCCTCAGTACGTGATGCCATATGAAGGCGTTTCTTATGAGGACTACTTATTTAATAAGAACGAGGCTGAGTTTCACAACAACTCAATAGCTCTTTATGCGACACGAAATGATAGTCGCATGGTTAATCAACAAGGAGTTTTTACTTTACAAGGCAACTCTATGCTTTCTTTAGATCAAGAACATGATGAAATACTAAAGAATGAAGGGAAATTAGTGAAAGTTATTCTCCCCTTGTCGACTATTGATGACATAGACAATTATTTGCTACAAGCGGGAGTAACTGACTACACAATGTTTCCAGACTTAGACGGGCTCGCCCGACAGATAAACTCATTACGAGGGTACTCGCCTAGGATATCAATGAAGCTAAATTTTCAGAATGAGCAGTAAAGTGCCTACCCAATGGACTAAGCGATGTGGGCGTTTTATTTTACGCTGCTCTTATGTACCAAACGGAGGAATTAGCGTATTTACGTCGAATTATTTCCGTATGAAAACGCTAATTACAGACGTAGATTTACTCGCCGCAGCACTCACGCAAGCACGCGTTACAGTTTACGAAAAGGACGGAAGTATTGCAGATTACGGAGGTGTGATCGAAAGGTATACGCCTGAAAGCGTGAAGATAATGGGAACGTATTTTATGCGCGAAGTATACGTATTTAAGACCGAGGACGCACGAAAAAAGCCGGAATAGATCCGGCCTAGTGCGTTATAACAGCGTTGAAAGCTCCGTCCACTTCCCGCCGGCGATTCGCACGTACAAGCGGCCGTTTTCGTAGCGTCCCGCGCAGAATTTACGTTTATTCATTGCGTCAGCACCTCCGCGTTTTATTTATCCCGCCAAACTATCACCGCGACAATGGCCGTCCCGATCAAGGCCGCAATACTTACGATCCACGTTAACGTATCCATACGATTTCCCTCCTGTAGAGGGGCCGAAGCCCCTTGTTATTCCATATCCTCAAATTTCTCTGCAAGGTCTTCGGTATCATACGAAGCACCTGGGAATGATCTTGAAGTCCATTCTCCGAAAGCGTATTCCCAAACCGTTCCATCAGGAGCAACTACATCATAACCGCTGCTTTTTAACTTCTGTTCCCAATTCATATTGTAGCCTCCAATTCTTGCATTTTCGAGTTAACTGTGTTGTGAAACATGATGTGCCAGTTACTATTCTTAAATTCTTTGTAATCTTTCGCGGCGCTTACTTTTTCGATTGGATGGCCCAGTTCCTTCATTGCGCTTTCTAGCAAAATTACATTCTGCTTTGTTGCTCTGTACTTTTTAAACATTATCATTACCTCCCTACGTAAGGCCGCCGCCAATTGTGTATATCAAACTGTTATGTTAAGATTGGGTGGAGATGGCGCTATCCTAGCCGCCACCTCGGAAGGAATCCTTAACGCCTGCGCCCACCGCGTCGTTTATTGGTTCCTTTTTTCTTTTTGTTACGGCGATGTGTTTTCCAGATAGCAAGTGCTGTAGCCAGTTGTATGATTGCCGTAATCAGGTTTACCCAATCTTTCATAGTGCGTTTCTCCTTTCCGATGACTCTTTTAACGTGTCACCCTTATATACCTATAATAACACGACTCGTTTAAGGTGTCAACAACTAATTGACACTTTTTTCGAGTCATTCTATACTGAGAGTAAGGCTTTATTTTATTTCACTCTAAGGAGGCGGCAAAATTGCTCATTTACTCGAATTTAAAGACCATCGCAGACGCACGCAGTCTAACGGTGCGCCAAATCGCGCGTGATATCGACTACCGCTTCGAGTCTGTACGTACAATGTACAATGACGAAATGGAGCGTTATCCGCGCGATCTGCTCGCGAAATTATGCAGCTATTTGGACGTTGGTATCGACGAATTGCTCACGCTCCGGTAGGCGGTCGCTGATCCCGACGCATTGCGTAAACTCTTCCGTCAATTCCCCGCCAGTATCACGCAGATTATACGTAATAACCGGACCCGGCGCTGTATCTCTGCGGTATTGGTCGGCTCGCTCCTTATTACGTATCTTCGCGCCAGTATCTACTCGCCAATTTTCGTAGCCTGTCCGCTTTCGTCGCGTCGGCCTGCTGTAGTCCTTTCCGTCCGTTCCCGTTGCTTCTGCCGCTGAACCGGATGCTTCCCGATCACGCCTAAGCTCGAATTGTCGTTCGCTCATGAACGGATACTCCGTTTGCGACATTTTGTACGGATTCGGGTCCGTGATTTCTTCCCGTAGAATGTAGTCAGTCAAGCGCTCCAAGTCGAGAGCATCCGGAGTATCCCCCGTTTCGTTAATGTATGCGGTGGTTAGCCGGTCAACTGCGTCCATCCGCTCGGTTCGGTCTGCGATGTTAGCTTCGATTAGTGCGGTTACGGCTTCGGTAAATCTCTCTTTGTGGTTCATATGGAATCCCCCTCGTTTTAAAATCGAAATACCTATGCCACCTGTTGCGATGTTTCGGAATATTCGCACGTAACTTCTCCGTAATCCCAACGCCGGTAAACCACCGCAATCTTCTCGACAGCTTCATCCGCCATTTTCGCGACAGCTTGTTGCGTAACCCCCATAATAGCCGCCGCTTTCTCTTGCGTAAGGTCAACGCCATAAACCCACGCAATAGCTTCCGTCTGCCGATCCGTCAAGCCTGCGGAATTAATAGCGCTATGCAAGTCGATGAGTATATCGCTTGCCGCCGTATCGCCTCTAAATCTTGCGGAGCTGATCCGGTGACGGTCACGGAGGAGGGAACGTACCCCCGCCGCGTCGTTTAAAGCGTATTTTACCGCGTAGCTGCGGTCAGATTTTGCGATGTCTATCTTTACGTGTCCGATGATAAACGCCTCCCTTTTTCGAGTGAGCGCAGAATCAAACGTACTTACGCTGCATGTCCGCGAGTACGCCGAAGCCGCCGCTAATCTATTATGAATTATTCATACGTTGATTTTTGCGAATACTAAGCCGCGGTTTCCCGCGTGATTCCGAGTTCGGCCATCACGTACTCATTTTCGCAGTGTCCGTTATGCGTTTTGTCTCCGTTGCTGTACGCTGTAAATTCATCGCCTACGTAAATCTCACTACCACACCATGCGCAGTAAGCGGAAATGGGCGGTTCATCGCGCGGGCCTGGCGGTCGAAACCGATCCATCGACGTCATCCTCTCCGACCTCCTTCCCGTAAACACTTCGCAGGGCCGCCGCATAACCGACCGCATACCCTGCGTCATATCCACGTTGATATCCGTTGTTAGCCGCTTCTTCTACTGCTACGCGTATGAGTTCGTTAATCATGCAGCAGCCCCCACTTGTATCAACTCTACGTCGCCCATATCTCCGAACTCCCGCGCTACCCATTCGCGTGCTTCCGGATTTTCGCGTTGCTCACCCTCTGACGGTATCCAACCGAAGTGGCTACCGCAGATATAGTTCAGCTTTGCGAGTAGCCGTTCATCCTTGAACCATACGTGGATCGTACCTTTTGCGAACATTTTGAAGCGGAGACACTCGTTTTCGAACTCTTGCGAAGATAAAGCCGTAAACTCCCCGCTTACATTCGGATCAATAAGCTGAAACGCCTTTACAATATCGTCAACCCACATGCGCACGCCCGTATTTATCCGGCTATAATCCTCTTTAAAGTCCCACGACTCAAATGGTGAATATTTAATAGGAATAACAATTTTCTTGTTGATTTTATACGAGCTGTTCGTTTTCCAGCCGTTATAATAGTGTACGTTGCTGGAATAGCTCGTCATATGCCGATCGGTTATCTTTTGAAAGATTGAGACGATACTGTCTGTTAAAATTTCTCGCTGATTCGCGACGAGCGCCATTAAAAGCATCCGTATGTTTACCAGATTGATTTCCATGTCACTCGCAGCTTCTATCTGACGGTTTAGCTTCTGGACTGCCTCGTTCGTAAGCATTTTACGAAACTCGTCCGTTTCAAGAATCAACTCCCAGTATCCGCTCCGCAACCGGTCTAATTCCTCGCGCAAATCGTTTCCGGTAAACTCTTTGTTGTACGGCGTTACCATCGATAGCCGCGATGAGCGTCCTCCCTTATTAACTTGCGCAATGTAGCCGAAGAACGACGCCTTCGCCCGTATCGCCCTGTACGTATCTTTCGCAAGCTGACACGCCGTTTCGTATTCGATTACTAATCGCTGAATGTCGTTCATTTTCGCTTGTAATTCGAACGGTTTGACGTAAGTCGAAAGCGCCGCTCCCACTTCTTCAACCACTTCCTTACGTCTCGATGCGCTAAAGAACGCGATTGAGTCGTATATGGACTTACCGGCGTTCACCTTTTCGACTTTGACGTGGACTAACGCAACTTCTACGTCAGTCTTACGTTCAGCCTGCGAAAAAGCGCCGCTTTCATATCGGACTTCCGCGCCGTATTCACTCAACTTCCGTAATAACTCCTGCCTCTTCGTTGAAAAAGCGTTATCTATCGTTTCTTTGTTGAGTATTGCGAATATCTCACAATGTGTTAGCTGGTTTTCCGCTATTTCCAGTGCCTTTAGAACGTGGTCTACGCCGTTCGAGAATGGTGGGTTCATGATGATGAAATCATATTCCTTGTATGTTTCGTATGTTAGAAAATCGTCCCACACAACGGAAATCCCCTCGCCAACCAACGCGCTTACAAGTCGGTGGTCATTCTCAATCGCGTCGATTTTAAACGTAGAGCCATGCCGGAACTTTTCTCGTATGTGCCGGATCATATCGCCTTTGCCTGCGGATGGCTCCAAGATGCGCCCGCTTATTCGGTTTCTGCCGACAAGTCTGTCGAACAAATCGTTCGGTGTTGGATAGAAGTCCTTATTATCCGTATAAATCAATTCGCATCCCCCTCCAATTCTTACGCCTTCCCACGCTCACTCGGTAATCGGCTTTGCGTATGAGTTCGTTAATCATTCCGGCCAGTCTCCGGATAAGTACGCGATTATCTCGTCTATTTGCGCGTGGAGTCTGTCAAGTGTTCCGTCGTTCGTCACGGTGAAGTCCGGAAGGTATCCGTCGAGCGCTGTTTCCGTGTCGTGTATGAGATCAGCGTAGTTAAACACGTCGCCGGATTTGATAGCGCGGTCGATGCGTACGGCGTCCGGAGCTTCGACGCGGATGAGGACGTAACCGGCGGATGTAAGCGCGTCTTCCTCGTTTGGCTGGCGTACATCGGAAATTACGGCGCGAAAATCCAAGTGAGCATAATACGCACGCTGGACTTCCACTAGGCATTTACGTACCCATATATCCTCGTCAACCAATGCGCGCATAAGCTGACCGTGTGCCTGGTAGCCGGCTCGTGGCTTAGACTCGCGCGGTATCTCCGGATATCGACGGTGAAAATCCGCCTTGAGTTCGTCGCCAAACGCGAATTGCATGTATCCGTAGTTATCCGAAAGATAACGAGCTACTTCGTCTTTTCCGCTTCGGAGGCGTCCGAGAAGCCCGATGTTAGGTAGCGTAGTCATTCGGCAGGCACCTCCACAATACGTACAACTGCGGACGCGCTGGCTCCGTGGTCCATATTATCGACGAGTAACTCCCGGACGTCTTGAGACATCTGCGCGAGTCGCTCCGTGAGTTCGGCGTCTGACAAAGCCGAGAATAATTCCTCACCTTCATCGTCCAGTACCCACTCAGCCGACGCACTTATTACGAGTTTTTTACTCACTTGCGGACACCTCCGTCCATTTATCGTTCTCATCCACGTACCACGCTAATTTTGCGCTTCTTTCGATGACCCCGATTCCGTAACGATCGAGTCGGCGGCCGAAATGGTAACGCAGCGCTCGCTTAGCGTGTGAAACGAGTTTATATGTCTTGTCGTACACGACTTCGTCCGTCTCACGGTCAATAATTGCGTATAATTTGTTGGTCATATTACGCCGCCACCTCCTCGCGTGTGTCGTCGATGACTTCGTAGTCCGCATCGTGCACGCCTTGCTCATATCCGTATTGACTCCGACTAGGTTGTCTAGTTCGCAACCCATATATCTCCGCCCATCCTTCACTTTGATTACGCTCCACCACGCGCCCAACGTCGCCCATATCGTAATAATGCCCGATCCCACTCGTACCATTCCCGCATACCCGTACGACGTCACTTACGCGAACCTCCGTAGGCTGACTCCGCAGGCACATCGAGACCAAGCGCGCGCCGTAGGCTTATTGCCTTACCGATATGTGCGTTAAATACGTCGTTAGGTGCGCACTTTGCCCGACCGACTGCCCGAACCTTGTTTGAAGCGGCACCGCGTAAGATAGCCGTAACCTTTCGCTTATCTCGATTTACGATAAACTCCACGTTTGTAACGTAATTATTTCCGAAGCTTGTCGGGACGAGGTACTTACCGTCTTCCCGCGCTAGCTCTTTAACGTCAGCCTTCGCACGTTCAACGATTTCATCCCGACGCTGCTGCGGAGTTTTAAGCGCGTCCGATACGCTCCGCTTTAATCCCTCGGAAAACTTACGAACAGCCTTAAGGACCGCCTCCGGATCGGCTTCGGTTGTCAGCTGCGTTGTATAAGCCGCATCTACTTTCGCCTCCAGCGCATCCATACGTTCGGTCAACGCATCCAATCGTAAGGCTAACGCACTGATCGTAGCTGCCGCTTGGTCTTGCGCAGACTGTTCGGATAGGAGTGGCGCAACGGTTAGCGGTTCGAGTACGCGGTAATCTCCAGGAGATACATAGCACTTACGGAATGTTCCGTCAAAGCTGACGCGGATATTTTCGTATAACTGCCCGTATTCAACGAAGTAGCCCACGTTCCCCTTACGGTAATAGGCTCCACCACAGGATTCTCTCCCCTCGTTTACGATGATTACGCGATCGCCCATCGCTGCCTTACGATCGACCATACGGAATCGTTCCGTACCGCTAATACGCCCCTTAATCGGAAGGTGAACGGTATCCGTCGGTTCGAGTGTTACGTACTCGTCGTCGCCAATGAAGATGTGACCACAGCCGTCCCAACCTTCGGCAGTCTCGACCGTGTGTACTCCGCCACTACCCGTGCTATAGACCGTCATTATGTCGCCCCTTTCGTAATCACCGAAAGATGCGATCGGATTTACGATTTTAATACGCTCACCGACGGCTGCTTTCCGATTGACTTCGCGGTATTCGCGTTCGATTCCGCCGAGGGATTCGTCAGGAAGTACAGTGATATTTGATAACATAAGATCACTCGCTTTCGTTAGATGTAATAGTTATTTGGAAGTTATCCGAAATAGTAAGAGTAATAAAAATATAATTTTCGGAGGTAGTTATGAAGCCTGAAAAGGAAAGATTGGCGTTAGAGAGACTAAAGGAATCAAAGCGATACTATGCTAGGTTTAAAACAAAAGAGCTTGAATTAATGAAGGCAGGTTACGAGGCTGATGAAGAAGATAACAAACAGATTGGTGTCGTTATTGCCCTAATTACGATTGGTGCATCCTTTATGAGTCTCGCAGCTAACCTCATGATGAAGGTCAATACGTATTTTCTGCCCCTTGCTCTACTGCTCATTTACATAATCGGAATATTAGGAGTTACTTATGTGGGGTGGATCACGTCAGTTCGAAACATCAAGACAACGCGTACGCGCAAGATAATCGACATCGTACTAGCGGAAAGAGCCGCCGCCAAAGCCAAGCAGAAACCACCTACTCCGACACCTTAACGCTAACCCGTTGCCGCCCGAATTTACGTGCTTTCCTCTCCGACGACACGAGCACGTCAATCTTACGCCCTTTAATCGCGCCGCCTGTATCTTCCGCTATCACCTCGAAAGTGCGACCATCAGCCGTACGGATAGTCAGCCGAGAACCTAACGGAACAACCCGCGGATCAACTGCTACGATACGCCTTCCTCGGTGCTTAACTGTGCAGCTGACGTCGAGCCCCGTCGCGGTTACCCCGATGCATCCCTCGGAGCAAAACGCTGTATATGCGGTCGCCTCATACGTTGTCCACTCCGCTTCCACCTTCGTAGACTTGCCTGTTGCCTGCGAAGGTGTTTGCGTTGTATTGTTCGGAGGTACGCCGTTTATTCCGCTCAGTAACGTAACTACTGCGATGATCACACTTAGCGAGACTACGCCACCTCCTTGAATTGCGCCTCCACTTGCGCGAGAATTGCGGCTTTCGCTTCTACTGGCGTAATCTTTCCGCAAGTACGCACCCAGCCTACAAGCTTCGGATTTAAGACGGGATGTACGCCTAACGTTAACTCATCATCGTCCGGGTCAATTTCCGAAATAACTACGATATCCCCAGTGTTTAGTGCCGGTTCGCATCCCGCATCAATCACACGCGCATAATCGCCAATCTTTAACGTCTTCTCGTCCGCTAATTTCGCCTCAAGCTCCGCTATGTTTGCGGTAATCTTGACGAGTTCTTCGCGCTGGGCTGCGAGTAAGGCTTCCGTTGAGGCTTCGCACGGCTCATACACGTTAAAATCACGTGTATATACTCCGTAGACTCCCGCAGCATTGATATCACTCCCGCTTATTGCGCGGACGTCCCCTGCGTTGTCCTTGAATGATGCAGCGCCTTCGAGTAAACAGTCAATTAGGAAGCAATCCCCTCTGTCAATATCCCAGTAAATGTCCGAAGAACATACAACGATATCGCCTATTTGCGCGGGTTTCTTCGTATTACTGAATCTCACGCCTTCATACTCAATTACGCCGGGCTCTTCTCCCCGAATAACTCCGATTAATGCCGCCATATTTACACGCTCCTATTCGAATAGATTTACGTCAACTGTTTCGATAATCCGCGAATCGTTCAAATCGTTAACAAGTACGCCGTACTCGCGTGAATTGACGCCAACTGACGCCGTTAACGTATCGCCCTCGAGTCGTTCCGATCCGAGTCCTGCGATGATGACGCCGCTAATCTCACCGCGTCGAGCTGCGGCCGCCCATGCTTCGAGTACGTCGGCGACTGCGTTGGGAAACGGGATGACTTCGGCTAATCGCGTTTCTTTTTCCGCCATGTTACGCCCCCTTTACGTCATAGGAAAAATATGCTATGTTTTAGAAAGCAAGGGAGAGGAGGTCGACTATGTTAGTAAAAATGTTGAATCCGCTTCTAGTGATCTTTTCCCTGTGATTTTAACGGGGTGCCCACTAGACTCCATTGCCTCTCTATACAACTACTACACCGCCATTAGGCGGTTTTTATTTTGCCTTAAAGTACGGAGCCAGCCACGGGTCAACCTTTACGATTTCGTCACGGATACTGACCGCTAACTCCGCAATCTCCCATTGGGCTCCGTTACCTGGTCGTCTCTTTGCGTAGAAATCGAGTAGTGTTCGCAGATTCCCCGTCATTACGAGATTACACGACGCAGCATTCGGTAGGACCATACGTGCGTCTTCGGCCGGGACTCCCGCAGCTCGTAACGCATCGTACGTCCTCTGTGCGGTATCCATAAACTCATCGTAAACTTCATACGCCTTTAGCGGACTCTCCCGGAACGCAAGCGGAGCGTCATCATACCGATTTGTATTCGGTACGTCCCGATCGTCTGCGCTAGGCGGCGTCACGTAATCAAACCCGCCAATCTTATTCCCGCTCCCCATTCGTACATAACGTTGACTCTGCACGCTAAACGATAGGTGACGGTGGCGCGTTAATTGCGCAAGTAGCGCACGGCTTACGCCCTCGATTGCGAATGTGTACGTGATGTGCTCCAGCGTTGACGTGTGACCGCTCCTTGTTATATGACGGAATAAGCGATCTGCCTCCGTACCTCCCGCTCCGTCTGACGCTGCGTTATCGAAGTATTTAGCGCCCTCTTGCGGAATAATCTCCGTAGGCTTCAGCGGTGAGTAACACGTACGGATTGCGGTGAGTGCTACGACCTGTCCGTCAGAGGCGTCTAATCGATCAAGCCCGTTCCCTTCGTATTCAGCAAAAGCGCCGTAGATATCGAAGCTTTCGTAAAATTCGTCCGATAATTGCGTATGTGCGATTAGTTTAACACCCAACTAAAGACCCCCATCTTATGAACTATTTGTTTACATAGACTCGTACGTGTGGTAAAAATTAACTAAGGAACACGCACCTGCGCAATCTTGATCCGCGCAAACTTTTTATACGAGGTGACACCATATTAGCAAGCTTATAACTTCACTTCTCCGACCCAACGTGGGATGAAAGATTTGGGTGGGCTCGGGAGCTTACGGAAGGAGGGTGAAGTATGAGTATCGCATCTACGGTGTGCGTGTGCCTAGTTGTTATTGTTTTAGGTGCTTGCTATTGCTATGCAATACATAAGGGTGTTAAATCCTCGATGAAAAGCTCTTTAGGAGACTTTCATCTTGAATTTACTACCTCTCACGCCTGTGAGAATGTTAAACAACACCAAGACACTAGCAGCCGCCTTCCTTAATGGGAAGGTGTTTTTTCTTTTTACCGTATAGCCTCGTGAATCACGAACGCCCAAAACAACGCACAGCCTGCAAGAATTAATCCGATTGATACTCGTTTCAATTAACGCTCACCTCGGCTGTAACCCCCGTATGTCCGAAGCCGCCCGTCCCGCGTTCCGTCTCCGAAAGCTCGCCGTCTGTCTGGACGAGATTGACGCGAGGAATTGGAAGGATGAACGCCTGAGCTACGCGATCTCCACGCCGAATGTGGTAGTAGACGCTAATGTCCTCATAGGAGGCTTCGTATTCGACCTCGGCATTTCCGTCCAAGCCAATTGTACGGAATTTTCCGTCAATTAAGCCGTATGTGAAGTCGAGGTAATTCTCGCCGATTGCCGCATTATCGAACATCATCGCGACCTCTCCACGATAATCCGAGTCAATCACGCCGATTCCGTTCGGTTGCCGTAGCTTCGTCTTCAGCGCAATTCCTGACCGCATCGCTACGATCATTACGTAACCTTCCGGAATTTCGAACGCGAGGCCGAGCGGAACTTTCTTCGTTTCGCCTGGCGCGATGATTACGTCCTCTACCGCTACAAGGTCGAAGGCGGCCGCGCCGGGCGTTGCGTATTGCGGGATAACTGCGTCCGGATGTAGACGCTTGATTTTAACGTTCATTTACTCGTCCCCCTCGATTCCGTACGCCACGAAAGTTATAATTACGATGATTAACACAACTATCGAATCAAAGCGGTCAAGCGTATATCTACCGGCGATTACCGCTACAAGGGCGCATAGCCAGTAGGCCGCACACAGCCAGTTAAACACGCGAAAAATCATTTGCTCGCCCCCTCTACGGCTTCGAGAATATTTACCGGCTCCGTCGAAATAATTAGCGTAATTTCCTCGTGTTCGTAACGCCGTAATATCTCGATTAAATCGTGATCACCGACGCGTAATGCGTCCGAATCCATCGGTGTCCACTCCGAGTAACCCCACCCGGTCTCAACGAAGAGTTCGCCAGTAAACGTGTGGTCTGCGATCCCTACGATAACAAGCACGCTTTCAAACGCGTTGTTAATCGCATCGACTACGTCCTCGCCTCCGATTAAGACTGCACCGAGTTCATCTACGTCATCACACCGATAGGCGTCTCCGCAAGTTACAACGCCTTTAAATACGAGATTCACTAGGCCGCAGCTCCTTCCGTAACAATGCTGTAGTCAACGTCGGTGTCGTCGATGATTACGAACTGGTTCTCGCCAATCCAGCCGCAATCGTGCGTATGACGCCACGCTTTACCATGCCTCGCTCCGTCGAGATGCGCTTCCCGTTCCGTCAAAATTGTACTCCACGAAATGACGCCGTCTTCATCTGCGACTACTGCGCCCGCACGCGGCTCATCCGGTTTCGGCGCGTCCGTATATTCGCTCGGCACCGTTAGACCCAACGCGCGGCGGAGTGCAATCGCCTTGCCGATTTCTGCGTGGAATACGTCGTCCGGTGCGGCTTTTGCGATGCCTTTTTCGAGGATTGCATTGCCGTAGATGCCTCGCACGAGTACGGTAACAGCGCGTTTGTTCCGGTTAATGTGAAACTCCGGTTTTGAGGTGAGCATATTAAACGTACGGTTTCCGTCTGAATTAGCGGTACTGCTGCGCATTTTCCGAGTCAACTCCGCAACGTCAGCGCGCGCCCTTTCGATAACGGCTGCGCGGGTTAATGCGGTCGGTTCCGTTTTAGTTACGTCACCGAGAATAGCCCGGATCGTATCGGCGTTATCGCGGATGAATTGCGTAAAAGCCTCGGCTAGAGCATTATCAGTATCTAACGTTGTTACCAGTTCGAGTACGACGTATTCCCGATGAAAGACGCCGTGACGTCTACCGTCCAACTCCATAAATATCCCGCTGTCTCCGTACGACTCAACCACGACTCCCTCGCTCCCTAAGCCGTAACCGTACGCACATTGCGGATTTACGATCTTAATCCGTTCACCTACGTTTGCCTCACGCTTAACCTCACGATAAGTTTGTTTCGTCATAATCCGAATCGCCTCCGTTTTAGTTTTGCGTTACTCGGCGGTTGTTTCCGCCTTACACTACGTTTGTTTCCAGCGGAATGAGTTTCGCACAGTTGAGCGTATGTTTTTCCGCCTTATGCTGTATTATCTACGGCGAAAATTTGTCTCGCACACTTTTACGAAAAAAAAACGGAGAAGCCCGAAGGCCCTCCGTTATGTACTCACGACGCGTTTAGCCGGAACTCTCGCCGGAACCATCCGCATTAGCTCGTCTATTTTCCGCAGCTCGGCATCCGTTAAGTCGTCAAACTCCGAAGCGTGTCGCAAAAACGGGTGTAACCGAAACGTCCGCAACATCTCGCACATAATCGCGGAAGACATACGCATACCTCCCTATCGTATTGGACAAGCGCCACCTTCACATCCGTCCATCCCGTCAAGGTCGGACTCGCCCGTTGTTTCATAACGTTGTAGCAGCGCCATATCGAACGGACGCATAGCCGCGGAAAGCTCCTCGTACTTCTCGCGCGTTATCGCTTCGTACGGTGCGAGGTCGTATGACCCACCGTCTAGCGCAAGGAACGATACGGCCGTAAACTCGTCCCAACGCGCATATACAATTTCCTCTGCGGTTTCCCACTCGTCCGGACGTACTGTGATCGTATTAGACGAATTGTGCTCCGTGTAGTACCGCTGAAACTCGAAGTACGTGTCGAGTTGTTCCGCTACGCTAACGTCATCCTTTGTCCGTGTTGCGCCTGAAGCAACCGGAAAGTCTATGACGTAGGTACGCGCGTTTACCATCCGCTCGTCGTACGTTTCGCCAGGCGTACCGACTTCGGGATTTACCGTCCAACCGAGGTCGATGACCGTCTTAGCAAGTGGATCGGCCGCGTTAATACGGATACGTCGGATGTAGTACGGTGAGTGCGACCAGTGGAGACCGGACGAAACACCGCCAGCCACTTGCGATATCGTACCCTCCGGTTTAACGGTTGTGACGAGAAGCGGCGCAGACACACGGAGTTCTTTTGCGTAACGGTCGGCTTCAGTACGCGCGATTGCGCCTAGTTCTTCTAACGTCTCCGCCTCGTACCCGCTGACCTCACGCACTACTGCGGCAAACGCGTCCTTAACGCCTGTGAGGGACGTGCCAAGTAGCCGGTCGCGCTGCTGAACCGTATTCCAATGCGGAATCTCAAGCTCCGCAAGAGTCATACGCATACCGCAACGAGCGGAAAGCGCCTGCGCTTCCTTCAGCGCGTCCCAATCGAACGTTGCATCTGCGCGCACAAACGCAGTCATGTTAACCGTCGTTAAGTTACATACGCCGTACGAATCGAGGAGGATTTCCGCGCATGGGTTTAAGCCTTCTGCGTTTGGTCGACGTCTACGCGCCTCCTCCAGATTAACAAAACCCGGCTCTCCCTCCGCCTGCATAATCGTAAATACGAGGTTAAGGAACTCGCGCGATGGTTGTTCGGTAAATGCGATCGAGTTGTTCGACATACGGCGATGATGCAACGGACGGGCATTCGGATCGAACGTCGGTAAGCTCTCCAGGAATCGCGCTTCCTTTTCGAGACCGAGCGTACGTGTCTTCTCGATTACCTTCGCGTGTTTATCTGCGTCCCAAATGCCGTTAAGTCCGTACTTCGCGAAAATGCACTCGTAGTCATCTGCGTCCATAAGGAAAATTTCCGCAGTCCTACGAACGCCTCCGACTACCACGTTATTGCCGATGAGATTGCCGATATCGAGAATATGGATCGGTCGAACCTTGCGATAAGCCGTCGTCGGCTCGTCGAACCATTCGTAACCGTCTGGACACGGGGCCTCAAGCGGAGCCAGTCCCGAATCAATCTCGTTTTTAAGTACGCGGTCAATCCCTGCGAACATTTCACGTAAAGGCTCCGGACCGGACGCTGTACCTCCGAAAGTGTTCAAGCGCTCGCCATTTGGTCGTACGGAATTGTATGAAATCTTAACGGTGTGTATGTGTTCGTATTCGCGTTTCGTAAGAATATCGAGGTATATACGCAGGGACTCGACCCATCCTTCCTTCGAGTCGCCGACGTAAATCTTCGCGTATCCGTTCTCCATGTCGCGGAGCTGCGTCTGCTCGTAGCGCGCGGCCTTTGGAACGGGCTCATACTCCGAATGAAGTAGCGTTGTGTTAGTACGGATAGGTGCGAGGTTTGCCGCCATTTCCTTCGTACATTTGAAGCCGACGCCGGTACCAACCATTAGCAGGTAGAATAAATCGCCGAGGTCCGACCATGACACAATATTAATAAACGAGCAATTGAAATTCGCTAATGGATACTTCTCAGCTACTCCGTTCTCCGCGCCACCTACCCACAATGTCCGCCCGCTGAGGAACTGACGCAAATGGAACATATTATCGAACAATAGCTCGGCCTCTTTCCGATGCCACTCGATATCCGCTCCGTATCCGATCTTGTCCATGTGCTTCACGCCAAGACTTACGTTATATTCCGTCGCACGTCTGACTGTCTCTTTCCACGTTTCGCGCCGGCCTTGTTCGGGCAGCCAACGTGAATATGTTCGAAGATAAACGAAGTGACCTAGCGGGTTCATCTCCGCAGGAAAATCAGGGTATTGTCCGATAAATTCGTCCGTTAACAATTTCATATTAATAGCGCATCTCTCCCATTCTCTTTTCTACTTTCGCGAGTGCTGCCCGTGCCTCCGCGAGCCGACGTCCGTAATCTTCGATATCGCGCTGCTTATAGGAAAGAGCGTGCTCTAATGACGTAACCTGTTGACGTAGGTGTTCGGCTAATTGCGTGTTAAAGTCCTCCGTCATACCAGAGCCACATCCGCATATTTGCGGATCAATGGACGTATAACTCGTGCAATTTCCTCGTCCGTCATTGCGTTTAACTCCGGTGTGTCCGTCAGCTCCTCGAACTTTGCCACTTCAGCTTCGGTAAGGACCTCGGACGGATCGCCTCCGAACTCTTGGAACGCTGATGCTAGTGATGCGCAGATAATAAACGCGTGTAATTTTTCGCCAGTTAGTACGCTACTCATTCTCAATCGCCTCCCACACCATAATCAACGCCGAGAACAATACGCGTCCGTCCAATTGTGTTGACTGTGAGTAATGGACCTCTACATTGTGTGGCTCAACACTACTCATGCTCTTGTGTAGTTCGCTGCCGAATTTATCTGCGTAGTCCGCTACGAACATTCCCGATATATTTACGTTCCATCACGCCGCAACCTCCTCCGTATCAATTAGGCCCTCACGTATCAAATACGCCAGCGCCACTGCACATGCGTCCGAGTCGTCATAGCCGGTTTTAAACACGTAATCCTCGCCTAACCGTAGCAATCTCCGCACAGCCGCCGCTACTTCCGCCTTCTCCGCTTTGCCGTTGCCCGTTACCAACCGCTTAACCGACGTTGGAGCAAGCGCAGGTTTTAAATCCGCGGCTTGATATCCATACGAGTACAACGCACGATCCGCCGCAGCCCACGAGCTAAATATCGTTTGTGTAGCGCGTTTGTTTCGGCCGGCCGTAAAGTCCTCGCGAACAACGTGGTCAAACGGCCGATATTCGCGTACAAATTGCGCTACGAACGACTCAACGATATAATTACGCACGGCATCCGGGTCATCCGTAGACGTTGCAACGGAGGAACACGCGACGAGATACGGTTGCCTGTTCCGTACCTCGATCGCAGCGATTCCGGGACTTAGCGATAGGTCGAGCCCGAGCGCACGTAACGGCTTAGGCCGCGTCGTCTTCGCCAATTCGCAACACCTCCGCTGATTTCTCACGGATGAGGTCCGCCATCATCTCTAGCTGCTCCTCCGCGGTGCACGTCTTCTCAAGCCGCGATCCGATATCGTACAGCGTGTCCGCATCTGACTCGGGTAGCAGTCCGCGTAAGTCTCCACCATGTTGGTCGTACGCTATCAGTAACGCAGAGATAACCAGGTAATCACGTGTTTTAATCGTGGCTACAATCTGTCTGCGTTCTTCTAGGCGTTTACGAGCTACCTCTTTCTCTTGGCGCGTAGCCTTAAATATTCCGTCATTCTTCGGTTTATCCTCAATGCTTCCGTCCACAAAGCCCGCTACGAAAGCCCAAATCGCAAGTAGTGCGAAGAAGATACGCATCCACCAATTCGAATCTTCCCCGAAGATTAACGCCAAAGCGAATATACCTCCGAGTAGTACCGAGAACACCACACCTACGTACATAACTCCGTTACTGATTCTTCGCCCGTAATTCATTTACGCAGCCTCCTTCGTTTGGCTTTCCGCCGCTTCCGCTCTAATCCGCAAAATATCCGCTAACGCCTCGCTCGGTCCACGCTTCTTCCAGTCCGGTAATGACGAATGATTCAACGCGATTACTTTGCGTTCCAACTTCGCGATTTCCGCCTCCGATAAGGACAGCGCGATCGTGCACTTGAAGTCGTTGAAAAGCCACTTATCGAGGTCGAGAGCTGGCGCGTCGCCCGTTTCAGCCGCGTGTACAATGCCCGCAAAGTAGTCGAGTACGTCGTTACGCATCTCGTCCGTAATGTATAAGCCGAACGCCAAGATATCCGGGTTCTTCGCGAACTCATCTTCCGTCATATTCCACGACTTTTTCGAGCCGTTAACGTAGAGGATGACGTAGTAGTCAACGTCGTACATCACGGAGTAACAGACGCATTGCTTAACGTGGTCCTCCTTCGGACCTTTCCGTGCAGAGAACCCGGACGTCATCGAATACGTTGTCTGTTTCGATTTGATTTCGAGGCCGACACGCATTATTTCGCCATCTTCGGAAACGTAGAGCATAATGCCGTCGCATGTTCCGTAGAGTGCGAACGTCTTCCCTCCGTGTTCGATTACGCGACTAACCTTTGCGAAGTCTTCGAACATCGGCTCGCCCCGGTCGTTAAGTTCGAAAGTAAAACGCATGTTGCCGTGTTTCGCAGCGAAAAGAATATCGCGTTGGATCGTATCTCCGATCGCTGTACCTATGCGCGTCCATCGTCCTTGGTGCGCAGGCTGGCCCGTCTTCTCCTTTTTGGCCCCTCGCATCTTTTCGTAGAGGCCGCGAGCGTCCGCATTCGCCGACGACGGTGAGAAATACGGAATATCTCGCGGCGGCCATATTTTACGAGACCTGTCCGTTAGTAGATCCGCATACCATCGATGAATTTGTGCGTCGAGAGCATCGTCGTATACCTCGGGGCTTTTATGCCAGGCGTTAAGGTGGAGCGTGAGGTCTTGCGCGATCTTATTTGCGAGTTGTTGCGACAGTTAAACCGCCTCCTTCGTTATTACCTTCCAGCCGTAAGCGGAGCCCTTTTTCGTTTCCTCTAGCGTATGGCTCGTCAATTGAACTCCGTTAATGAAATCAAATACATCGGACATATAGAGTGGATAACGCTGGCCCGATCGCGTGTCCTCGACAATAAGTCCTGCGCTTGACCGCGAACTGAACCAGTCAACAATCGTGAAGTCACCGAAGACTTGGCGTTTGTCTCTTGTAGTCTTGTGACAGCGGCAACGGCAGGAGTAACAGTATCCGTGTTCGTATTCACTACCGCACGTTGGACATGCGTAGACGTTGATCTTTCCGTTAGCCACCTACGCAGCCCTCCCCAATACGTATTGGATTACCGTTACTTCCTGCGGAATGACTTCCGCAAATTCAAACGTAAAGTCTCCGCCTTCCTGCATTTCCGTAGCTGGGCGTTCCCGGTTTACCGAAAAGTGCGCGACCTTGCCGTCGGCCTGCGTCACTTTATACGTAACTTCCTCGGTCGTAGTCCAGCGCCCGCCTTCGCCATATTCCGTGGCGACGCACTCAACGGTGTAGTCCTCCGGTTTATACGCATCGAGGATATTGTCAATTTCTCGCCAATTCTCGTCGCCAACGTTTCCGGTGTATACCGATTCGTCCAGTCTCGCCTCAATTACGCGCAGCTTCTCAATTACGTTTTCCATTTACGTAGCCTCCTTCGTTTTTGGTCGGCAATTCTCAAAGTCCCAATCGCCCGCTCGTACCTCGATCATCCAACGGGGTTCAATCACCGTATCGCACTCAAGCGGACATGCGAACGTAACAGTATTCGTCATGATATCCGTATAAAGCGCAACCGCATCCTCCGTTATATCCTCGTTCGGTACAGCGTGCTTCTGCTCGTCATGCAGCGTCAACGTAAATTCCCATCCGCGACCAAGCGTTAACTCGTAGTAACTTCGGATCATGCACAGTTTCAACACAGCGGCACCGCTACCTTGAATCCGATGGTTAAACGCAGCCCTCTCGTCACGCCCTGTCAGGCGGATAAGTTGCCAAAACTCCGACCGCAGATTAGGCGATAACTTATACGACTTCTTACCGAGTTCCGGATCGTTCTTATCACGGATGCCGGCGAGTCGCATAATCTCGCATAAACGGCGCCAGTTCTTCCGATACTCCGGAAATCTCCGCTTTTGGCCCCACAACGTAGCCGTCCATCCGTATTCTCGTAGATGTTCAAATGCCGCGTTAACCATCGTACTAAAGCCCGGCAGAATCTCGTCGAACTTCGCATAGGCACGCTTGGCGGATTCCTCCGTAATACCACGTTTGACCGCAGTTTTAACGAACTGGTCCTCCGCTTGCCCGTAACCTTTTGCGAGAAACATGTCCTTCGTCAGCTTACGATAAGGAATCGAAGTCAGTCCGGCTTTGTACGCCTTCTCGAAACAAAGCTCGCGATCGACTTCGAACATGATAGACGCAAACTCTACGTACGGATCGAGTCCTTTGCGGTACATTTCCGCGAATATCTCATCGCCGTGCTCAACCGCCATGATATGCGCTTGAAGTCTCGGCTCAATACTCGATAGGTCACTACCGAGGAACGTATGACCAGGCGGAGGAATGAACATTGTACGGACACGCTCGCCCTCTTTTGTTCGCGCCGGTATGTTTTGGATGTTGGTTCCCTTTGCGACGGATTTCTCCGCACACTCCACGCGCATCCGCATCATGTCCAGATAGTTATCATCCGTGATAGGTTCGGTCTGCAACTCGTTAGGTTTGCCGCTATAGCCCTTTGAGGAATAACGCCCCGTTGAAACAGTATCTAGTTGCGTGTGCAATCGCCCATCAACGTCCAGAGCTTCCGGAATTTTATCGATGTACGTGTTCAATAGCTTCTCGTAAGCGGACACGTTAGCCAGCGGTTTGAGCGCTTCTTCCTCCTCAAAGTACCGATCGAGCACGTCCTTAGATACGGCGCGTGTCTTCGATTTATCCTTTACGATCTGCTTCGTACGGTCTTCGATACCGAGGTGGTCGTAAATCAAATAGCGCAGGTGGTTGTCGTTGGTGAATGAAAATTCCGTAACAAATGGCGGCGCGTATTCCGGCTCTGCTGGCGGCAAATCCTCCGCTTTAAGTTCCGCAAGCCTGGCGACGGCGTTCGTATACTTTTTTAACGTAGTCTTACCGGCCGCTTCACACTCAGCGATAATCGCACGTTGCTTCCGTTGTGCCTCTTGGTTTCGCGCTATTTTCCTGCGTTGTTTATCGGCCCAATCCGTAATTTTCGCTGCGTTTAATGTCCGGTCCATTTTGCGTAAAAACTCCGGATCGGTTACGCCATATGCTGCGGTTACCTCTTCTTGAGCCTGCGCCAGTTTTGGACGAAGTTCGTCACCTAACGCCTTGAGCCCATCTAAGTCGATTACGAAACCAGTACGTTCGATTGCGACGTTGACCTCGGACAGATACTGCGTGATTTCAAAAAACGCTGTGGCGAGTTGATCCGTTGCTACGAGGTTATCTATCTGCCAACGCGTAAGCGCCCATCCCTTGAGTACGTCCTTAATCGCGTAGATGCCAACTACTTCGACCGGATGAATCATCGGAGACTCATTTCCGAATAAGTCCTCGTACGTGAAATCATCGATATCAATTCCGATAGCCGATTTATATTTCGTGAGCAACGGCTTCAGTGCGTATGTCGGCTCGTGGTCGTTAAGTGTCCGCATTGCCTCAGCGGAATCGTATCGAACCCCCTGCGGCTTCAGACCGTCATTAAGCAACATCGCTAAGTCAAACGGCGCGTTATGAAACGATTTGATCTGCGAAGGAAGCGACATAAACTTCGCGATTGCCCCGAGAGCCTTTGACCGCGTACATTGCTTCTCCCCCGTTAGATGCCCATACGCTACGTAATAGCCCTCGTTCAGTAACGGAAGCCATACCGAGTATCCTCCGGTTAGGTCGATCATCTTGTCTAGGCCGGATGTTTCTGTATCCCATACGGTAAGTGACTGAGCGTCAGGAATCGTAATCCCACGCTCGGCCAATTTCCGTTTAATCAACGTATCGTTAAAGAGAACGAATACCTTACGGAACCACTCGTCGTCCTTCTGTAGCCGTACCTCTTCGCGAAGTCGCGCCATCATTCCGGGCAACTCCGCATCATTACGGATGATGTGGAAGTTATCCGGTTTCGTCCGTAACGTCTCAGCAATCCTTTCCGCCCTTTCCTGACGTTGCGCATCCGCCAAGATACGCTCGCCCGCTGCAACTACGTCAGCCTTCGTAATGGAGCCCCCGCCAGTACGGAGCGTAATAGCGGACGAGGGATTGCCTGTTTCCCTCGTCAACGCTACTCTTACCGCCTCGACCGCGTTACGTTCCCGCTCCGTCAACGACATTGCGCTAATACGTTCAACTGCTTCGGCTGGCGTTTCCTCTGCGGCTTTCTTGCGTTTGGCTGCGTCGGCTACACGTTCGGCTACGTCAGGGTCTGCGGTTGGCTGGCGGAGATTTAGCGTTAATTTAACGTCAGCCATAGTTGCGGCACCTCCTTACGCTGCGGCTTTCGTAGCCTCAAGTTCCATCCGGTCAAAACGCTGTTCAACCGGTGTAACCAGCGATGATACTGACACCGACCATCCGATTTCCGTTACGCTAACTGACCCAGCACTATCAGAGTCATGACGTACGGTCACGAGTTGCCCACGTTCCAACGGCGCCCCATACGGTTTATCTACGGTGACAATATCGCCCGCCTTAAACTCGTTCACTTCCCGCCCGATCATCGCCCACTTCACTGTCTCAACATCAACGCGTTCGAGTTCGTCTTGGCAGTAGAAGTCAAAGTCACTGTCGTCCAGCAATACAGCGCGGAACGGTCTACTGTCGCTGTCAACTCTCGTAATCTTAACAATCGAACCTTTCGGTAGGTCTCTGCAAACGTCTGTGAGAGTACGCGCATATTCGCCAACTTTGAAACGTACGGGCTCCGGTTGTGGCTGTGGCTTCTCTCCGTCAGTAACGAGGGTCAACTCGGACAGCAACGCATGCCACCAACGCTGATTCGGAAAGTTTACATAAGCGGAAGTTCCGTCAATGTTTGTCACCGTTCCGATAGCTCCGTTGCTTACTTTGCCCCACTTATAGCGCGGAGTCTTACCTTCTTCAATCGTAAGGCGAACGGTAGAGCCGACTTCGATCGTGAGTTTTGCGAGTTGTTCCGGTTTTGCGTAACCGTAAGGGATATCACCGCCTACGATTTGAATGACAGCCCCGTGATCGTGCGGTTCGTAAAGTGGCGTATCAACTTCGTAAATCTCCCCGTTGTCGTATCCGTTAAGCGGATACTCACCGCCACCGCTAATCAAACGCACCTTCTCACCTTTTGCGAATTGACTCCGCGGGTCCGCAGTAGTCGTTTCAGCCGCAAGTTTACGTTTAGCATCTGCGACCTCTTCGTCGGTGGCGCGAACTACTTCGTGACCCACTTTCCACCCCGCTCTAGCACCGTTTATTTCTTCTAGACGGTACGGTATGTCGGACGAATCGACTTCAGCAATAACGTAAACCACTCCGACATGGACGCGACCATTGCCTCTGGTGACTTTTACGTAATCCCCAACGGTCAAGCGTCTAGGTGCGGGCTCTTTTGCGGTTGCGTGTTCGAGCACGGCGTACTCACTAAGCAGTACCAGTACGCTGTATCCTGATTTAGCCGTAACGCGTACGTCACCATCTCCATCCACTGAGTCAACTACGAACTCCGCTCCGTTTTCGTAACGATCCTCTACGGAGTCCTTATTCACAATGCGGATGCGTTCGCCCGGCTCTGCCCAACGTTTAACCTCGCGATATTCTCCGGTCGTCTCCGATACTTTCGCATACACTTCGAACTCTTCGCCGCAAAGGTCGTGCTCGTCTCCGTCATTGTCTACGATTTGCGGATCGTCTGCGCCGTCAATACGTGTCACTGCGTAAAACGCACCTTTTGTTACGTAGTCACTGTCGTCCATATAGCGGATGATATCGCCAACTTGCGCGTCACGGTCAACCTTACGATACTTAACGCCGTTTACCTCTACGTCTACAGCCGGTACAGTTACGTTCAATTTCGCCATTTAATCGGTCTCCTTTAGGGGCTCGTTGGCCCGCGATTTATTTGGACTTACGTAAACTAAGCTACGAGTGCTAACGTTGGTGCTTCCGGTTCGGGTTCGTCTAGGTTGCGATTTAGCGCGATGGATAATTCGACCCACCGTTCGGACGCCTTCGCCTCGCTGCACCAATACTCTGAGAGACATCGGTTTTCGAACATGAACACGCGGGGCACCTCCCCGTCGACCGCCCATACGCCAACGATATAGTCAGCCTCGGATAAGTCGTACGTCGTACCGTTGCCTTTCTTCGCGTAGACTACGAGGTCAGCCACGCCGTCACCTCGCTCACGATCCGAACGTCGGCGAACCGTCTTAACTTGAATCTTAACGTGGCGACCCGTAAGTGGCTCGGTCGCTAACACGTCGTAAGCCTCCGCTGTTTCCGATGTGTGAACGGTCCATCCATTAGCTAACAGCGCAAGACGCGCCGCCAGCTCGGAGTATTTGCCGGTGATTTCCGTTTGATGTGCGATATTACTCACCTCCTTCCGGATAATTTACCGTGCCAGCTACGTCGTCAATTTCTAACGTTGGTCGAGCTACGGTGATTCTTACGTAACCTCTACCGCGAAGCGCGTTGGTGTAGCCTTCCGCATCTTGTTCCGTTACTCGGTATGCGATCGGTTGTTTGCCGTCATTCTTGCCCGCAATTAGCCAAACATTACGCATAGAATCGCCTCCTTTCGTAGGTTAAAACGGTAAATCTGAGTCAGAGATGTCGACGGGCGCTTCCGTTTGTTGCGGCTCGGTCGGCGGAGTTTGTGCGGCTGCTCCGATTGACAAGCCCAGGCGCGAGATATCGAAGCCTGCGACTACGAGATTCTTAACCTGTTCGTCCTCGTCAGCTACGTACAGGCACGCTTCGAACGATTCCATATCGAACGGAGCATCCGCCAGCTTCTCGAAGTTCTTACGTTCCTCGTCCGTAAGGTCTTCGTCTGCGTCGATAATCGGAGACAGTGCGACAACTGCGTTTGTGCTCGTGCCTGTCTTCGAAAGTTCGAACGCGATCGTACCGAGCTTCTTCGCGTACTTTTCGATAACGGCTTTGAGCGTTTTTTCCTGCTTCGGGCTCAAGTCGACTACGATGTCCTTGCCCGTAGTCAAGTCGAAGAATGCACGCAGGAATCGTTGTTTACCGCGATACAGATACGCCTCGTCCGTAATCTTCTTGACTGCGTCTTCGCTGGCGCCACTATCCTTCGCAGTCTTAGCGTCGGCATACAGAAGTTCAGCCGCCTGGTCCCACACCGTGGCACCGGATTCGATATATCCGCGAGCGTTACGGACAGCTCCGTTTTTCGGTACGAACGTGTTTACCTTTTTGAACACGCTATAACCGTAATACTCGGCTACGTCGTTAACGGACTTGACTCCGACTTTGAACGTCGTACCGGACTTGAACGATACAATCGGACTCTCCTGCGCACCTCCGTCATTGTTCGTAGCTGCCGCAGCCGCTTCGCCTTTACGTGTGAAAATGGACATTCAATCACGTTCCCCTCGTTTAATTTTCGGATTTCGGATTATCGTTGTTACACGCTTTATTCCTACGTCCGCTACACGGCATCATCGGTACACTCTCACGTTGACACCGCGTAGCCGGCGTAAGAAATTCCGGCTTATATAAAGGAAGCGATTTTTCAAACGTAAGCAACAACGGACTTCATAAGGTTCGTTTTCTCGCGTTTAATCTCGAAAAGTTCACGCTCAAGGTTTCGTAATTCCACGTCAATCTCGTTTACACGGGCGTTCATTTCTGCGATAACACGGTTGGACTCGGATTTTATGCAGCGCAATTCTGCTTCCGCACGCTCGACCGCTAGTTCCGCTTTACGGACGTTAATACGTTTTACTTCGCGTTTTTCCTTGCGTTCGGCCGCCTTGACTGCGCGTTGAATTAAGCGTTCAATCGGGTTGCGGATGACTTCGTTTGCCTTGTGCTGCGGATAGAGCGTATAAACGGTGGATTCCGAAGGATGGACGATAAACACCGTACGCCGATACGCAAACATGCGACCAGGCTTGCCGTCTTCATCGATAACGTGCTCGGAAATTAACGAAGATTTACGCAGCAAATCCATTACGTACATCGGAGCCTTCGCGCGTTCCACTCCGAAATGCTCAACGGCGCGGTCGCAAGCGTGCGGCGATACGAATATTTTTCCGATAAAATGCGTGCCGACTTTCGGGTCAATTGCGATACTCATGCGATGCGAACTCCCTTTAACGTGGGTAGGCGAACATAGTCCGCAGGGTCTTCGTATGGAGCGGTTGATCCTTCGTAGTAAACGTGAGCATAACGTTCTGATATCGTATATTCGTTGTTAGACGCATATTTTTTATGCGATTTTTTACGTGTCATCGTAAGCACCTCCGGTTAATAACGTTGACAAGCGTTATCATCACTGGTAAAATGCTCATTGTGAGGTAAGCGAATTTCCAGTAAAAATACATAACGCATATACAACGATCTTGTATAGTGAATGTTTCATTGTGTTATAATGCATTTAAGGAAGGTCGGGCCTCGTGCCTGAAGCTCCGACTCCTTTTGTTAAACCGCTAAATAATCGCGCACTTCTCCGAAACGATTGGCGTCGTATCGGCGAGACAATTTGCGTAGTTTGCGGCTAACAGTTTCGTGGTGTATTCCTAGCGCTTTGGCGAGCGCCGTGATGGAATCATACTGCGAAAACATCGTTACAATCGAATTTGTGACGGTGTCGACCTGAGCAGGGTCCGAGAGATAGGCGATCAGTTGGCGCTGGTCGTCTTCTCTTTTATTTACGACACTATTTTCAAGATCAAAGCTATCTGCGATTTCTGACGTTGGCGCGTCATCATCCGCATCTGGTGGTTCAAAATTAGTAATACGGCTATAATAGGCATACTCTTTTCGACTGGCTACCCTTTTAGCACAATCCCTCAGTCGAGTGTTAAGCCAAGTATCCAACGAGCTTTGGCTAGGGTCATGCTTTTGATAGGCAACCCATAATGCCTCGTTAAGCTGGCTGATAAATTCAGTGACTGGTACCCCTGAGCGACGGCTGAAGCTTTTAGCGATCATTGTTATCTTTGGGGAGTAGTCTAAGAATACTTTATTAAATTGTTGGGCTGCGTTCATTTGCTGCCTCCTTTGTCTCTTTCGCGTTATACTGTATTATCTACACGGTTTCTCTAGGTCGCACACTTTTTAATATTTTTTTTTGCGGAGGCATTTATGGCTTATATAGCTACTAAATGCCTGCTCGGACATTTGCTTAAAAACTCCGGATTAACTCAAGCGGAACTCTCAAGAAGAACCGGAATACACAAAAGCCAAATTAGCGCGTATGTTAACATGAGGTACGGTAAAACTATGGAGATAGCACATGCTCGTACTATTTCAATGGTTCTTGAACTGCCTACACCTTACTGTTTGTATGAATGGACTGAGGAACAACCGAGCGGGCGCACGGACGATTAAAATCGTTACGTGTGGCCTATGCGGACGTGATTCACGTCGATTCTAATTATTACATTATTCGACGCAGTTTGCCAACGGGGAGTTGCACTCCGACGCAAAAACTCTCGCGTACCGCCCCCTCACATATCGCTCGCACCGTTTCCGCGTCCTGGATATCGTTAATATCCTTATGTTCGGGCGGTATCCTCACGTCATATAGTGCACAGCTTGAGGCCAGCCTTTCCCGTATTTGTGCTCGTAACGCACGGCCAGCACGGTCGTTATCTCCGCCAAGTAGCAATTCCTCAATCGGACTCTTCCGTATAATATCCGCCTTCTCCGCCGTAAACGACGAACCACCAACCGCAATAGCAGGCACTCCGCAGCTCCAAGCGTATAAGCAATCCGTCTCGCTCTCTACGAGCAATACACGCTTAATCTTACGCTGGTTTATGATATGGATACCGTAGACTAGCGATCGAATAGGCGCGCCACCTTTGCGATACCAGAACGTCTTATCCCTGACTTTTCTGTGCTTCACATTCATTAACCGGCCAGCAGCGTCGAACCAGGGAAACGTTACCGTTCGTGTACGTGGGTCGTAGCCCGTTTGAAACAGCGTTTGAATATCGTTCGCTATGCGTCTATCGGATAGATACGTAGACGAAACGCGCTGATACTCGGCAAGTATTCCGCTATCGAGTGGTTGTGGACGTTTATTTACCGATGGGCCTTGAAGTCGCAGCGTTATGTAATCGGCCGGAGCGTCCCGACCGTCTTGGTGTAATAATTCGCGTGCTTCCTCCTCGGTTATGTTACGTAAAAATGCGACTAACTTGGCGGGCCCGCCCGATCGCCATTCCGGATCTTCGGCTCCGGGATCAAACCAACATCCGTAATACGGTCCATCACGTAGATCGACGAAGAATGACGGAGTATCGTCCGAGTCACGGAACGGTGAACATGCAATAAGCTTGTCTGTGTCGACCCGTCTCGCTGCCCACGGGTATTCGTCTAAAACACTAGGTAAAACTTGCGAGTGACTCAACCGTTACAGCCCCCTTCCGAATCAATGCCTTTTTTTGTTTCTAATTTTTCGAACAAGTATCTGGTAAGCTGCGAACGTTTCCTTAACTAATTCCTCTATCTCCGATTCGTCGAGATCACTCTCAAACTGTTTGGAATACTGCTTAATAGCGGCTTTTAAATCAGGTTCAGTCGTATCTCCCTTTCTAGAAACATTTAAAGATAACTCGACATCTCCGAACTTAATCGGACTACTCGCCGCCTCTATGATACTTTCGACAAACTCTTTCTCCATATCGGGGTAGACTTTACCTGCAAAGAAGAAAAGTTCGTATCTATCAACGTTCAATGCGTAGGCCAGTTTATTTAAGGTTTCATCTGAAGGGTTCTTTACAAGACCTCTTTCTATTTTACTAAGCTGTGATGGACTAATCCCTGTCTTTTCATATACGTCTCTCAATGACAGTTGCATAATCTCACGCATTTTCTTAACAAAACTTCCGAGTTCTTTTGGCCCTACCAAGTTAACCATTCCCCTTTCGTCTTCCACAAGGCAATGATAAACCTGTGCGTTTCCTAAGTCAACACATTTTGTTTCTTCGGAGGAAACAAATTAAAAACCCGATGCAAATTTCCCCGCATCCTCCACCGATTGAATCTCGCGTACGATCCCGTAATTAGGCAGGTATACGATTTCGACACGTGCATCCTCGCCACCATTACGCCCCTTACCGAGCTCTATCACGCCTCGCCCTTCGTGGGCCAACGTATCGATACCGAACGTATTTGCAGCGTCTTCCAATACGGCTTTCGTCTTCTTGATCTCCGCACGCTTTGGCGGCTTCAACTCACGTACGCCATCGTCGCCTTTTTCGCTCGGATTCTCGTCGGCTTGCGTAATTACGAGGATTACGCTCTTGGTGCGCCCAGCTAATAGACGTAACTTCTTGGATGTAGCTGCTGCATCGCCGCCCGCGGTTTTAGACGTGTTAGCCTCGTAATCCATATAGTAAATCGGATCGACGACTACCACACCCGCACCAGTTTCGAGAATATCCGCTTCCAGTTGGCGTACGGACTTATCGCGGAAGTCTGCGTCATCTGTCGCTCGGAGTATGATTCGTCCGGACACAGCTTCGTTAAGACCACGCAGCCAGTCTACGAGTTTAGCCTCGAACTCCTCCGTGAGCTTACCCATTAGTAACGCCTTGTTATCGAAGCCGGCCTCGTAATCCACCCCGTCAAAATTAGCGTTAAACACGCCAGATTTAGCGCTGAGGTACGAGTACGCTCTCGCCAGCCACTCATACGCTGACATCTCTAGCGCCCACACGAGTACCGTTGCGCCTTGAATCGCCGCCTCTAACGCTTCAACCATGACGATAACGGACTTGCCCCGACCCGATCGAGCATAAAAAGTATAAAGATTTGACGAAAAATACCCGCCGATTTGCGTATTAATGTAAGGAAACGCGGATTTCCATATGCGAAAAGACTCACCGGATTTACGCGCTCGATACTCCGTTAGGAACTTCTCGAAGTCTAGTTTCACGTCTGTTGCCTTTTGGTTACGAACACTTGTTCTCATTGTAATACCATCTGCCATTTTCCGCAAGTAATTCCCGAAATCTTCAGCCGATAATTCGTCGAATTTCGCCGCAAATTCCGACTCGTATTTGCGTCCTGTCTCTTCGTCGACATATCCGTTGATTTTTTCGAGTACCGTTCGTCGGGCTGCGGCCTCTTTTAACCCGCGCGCTAGGTACGAAAAATCATCGGTGACTCCCGGTATATAGGTTATATCCGGACATTCCGCCGTCAGTGTTGCGTAAGACGGAACCTGTCCTCCGTTTGTATCAGCGTAAGCCCGCACAAAATCGTAAGCCCGGCGCTCACCTACTGTCGGAAAATCCTCACGTTCAATTCCGAAACGAATAAACGCATTAACGTCGCCCGTATCGACGATCTTCGACAATATCTGTTCTCCGTATACGCCCACAGTTACACCTCCAGTTTTACAATGAACTAACAAAAAACGTCAAACTTGATAATAGGTCAATTTTACTAAAAGATGGTTTCGACACCAGAGGAAATAAGCCCCATTAAATGGACGGATTTAGGAAATAAGTGGCGAATATGCGAACACTTTTATGTCTATATTTGTCGAAATCAATTATATAAAAATTTACTATTTTCGTTACTAACTCTTTAATACTCTTAAATACGCTACTTTCCTTAGGTTTTCGTTTTCAGCTATTTTGCTTCCGTAATTTAACATAGCTCTACGTATATAGTCAATAGATTTTCGGAAATAAGTATTGACAATTCTAACGAAATGTATTATAATACATGATTTTCCGTATTAACAATACGCTACGACGTTTTACGCAAGCCCCGTTTACTTCCGCCCACAAACGGAACCACTGCGCACATATCCCGAACACGATCCACCAATCTTGCGTCAAACACCGTATTCAAGTCATCGATCGCGACGTTAGACGTATACACCGTCGGTAATCCGTTCGCCGTGCGATAGTTGACGATGCTGTGTAAATCCGCGCGGAACGCATCGGTTGCCGACCGTACGCCTATATCGTCTAAGACTACGAATGGCGTCACTTTGGCGCGTAATTCCATTGCGTAATACTCGGCGGCATGGCGTTCGGCTGTCTCGGCCGGAACATGACTACGGTTGAACCCGAGGAATAACGTTTGCCAAGCGTTAACATCGAGAAAATAGGCCGGACGTTCCAAAGGCTGCCTGTCCCTTTGGAGCGATCCTATATAATGGCGCACGATGTACTCGTGTAATATCGCGCTCGCCGACGTCGTCTTGCCGGTGCCGGGTGACTCCGAATAGAGGTATAGCGATTTTATGCGCTCTTCCGCAATATCGAATTGCCGCTTGAACGTATTAACGTACGCGTCCATAACCTTATAGGCCTCCGATTGATCCCCTCTTGCCGGAGAGTTTTGGAGCGTTACGCCCGCGTACTCTTTCGGTACGTCTGCCGCCGCAATCCGCCCACCTGCTCCGTTAAATCCGTGAACTGCGATCCAGGATGAGCACAGAGCGTTGCAGCTTGATCCACCAGATTGCGAGCAGTGCTGCGCTAATATGCATTTGTCTGCGTTAGACATTGCGTTCCTCCTTACCTACTTAAGTTTATATCTACATATAGTTTTGTCAATCGGCCCATTTACAGCCAGTCCGCAATTTCATCCGCTGCCATTCCGCCATTAACCACAGTCGCCTCCGCTTTTTCCTTGCGCTGCCTGTCCGCAAGGATACGGGGAATTACCGTGTTTAAACGGTAGCTAATCGCGAACCCTGCCGTAAGTATCGGATAGTCCGGCGTAGGCTTATATTCACGGAAGATTAACGTGAAAGACTCGTGCAAAACGTCTGCTCCGTGCTCCGCCAAAGCACGTTTAATTACGCCCTGCTCGAAACCCCAGTTACGCATCGGTAGGTACGTTTCGACTCCGAAGTGCTCGCGATTTAATTCGGCGAACATTGCGTGTACAGTTCGTACGTTCCACTGTGAGTGCGGTAATGTTCGCCAGGTTGTACGGTCAATTTTACTCAATGACATGCATCCCTCTCCTTTCTTATGGTCTAAATAAGTGCAAGGAGTATTATAGCAACATTTCCTTTTTTTCGTAAAGGAAAAGGAAAAATAAAAGTTTCTGTCTACCGTCCCACATACGCATTATAATTTCACGTAGATGTTTCAGTAAAACCGTAAATTCGCCGATTTTTAGTATTGGTTAAGAGAGTAGTCTGATAAACGTTAATTGGTTTTTATGAACACAGGAATAGCATTTTTGAACACATTAAATAGACAAATGTACACAAAAATACACAAAACTCAGCCTATTGCAAATACTTAATTGATTATTTTTGATTTCCAATTAAGGCTATTAAGTCACTCATTCTCACTTATACTCTCGTTTTCTTACGATTTCATTTTTTCGTAAATATCGATCACTTTTCGCCCTATCCGAATACGCTCGTTCCCGTTAACCTCCCGCATCAAATCTCGCCTATTCCGACGGATCTGCCCCACGGATGGAAACACGCCTAATTCCGTTAAAATCGCAGGCAAATAGCGGTTTTCCGTGCGCAGGGTACGACAACACTCCGAAGCATCGACGTCGCCTATTATCACGGTAAAATGACGGTAGAAATCAGCCATTTACGTTGACCCCCTCCGTGTTTTTTTGTCGCGATACCATTCGAGAATATCGTCGACCGTTTCAAGCTTTCCGTTGTTCATGTTTAGTTCAGCCTCGCTTAATCTTGTCTATTATAGTTATACGGATGCAGCGCAAAATCACACAGCTTCATCAAATTTGCGTTTTTGCGTATACAATTCAAGCGCCTTTTGTGCGTTGCCTGCCTCGGACAACATCGCACCTACTCGGATACATCCTGCAATAAACTCCTCATCCGTATCGCGAGCCGGCAGTCCCAACGTGTGGAGTCGCCAATGAACCAGTTCGTGAAGTAACGCGTCGCGGACTTCCTCTTCGGTTGACGCTGCATTCTCATGCGCAGACATTCGTATTTCCCGTACTGAGTCGTCGTGCCTGCTGAATCGAAAGCATGCGAAACGCCTACGCCAAGGCCGGTTAACCAATACGAGAGTTCCCGTATAGTCAACGCCCCATTGCTTACGGGCCAAGTCGTTCGCGATCGAAAAGAGCCGTGCTTGTTCGGCGAGTAACTCCGCTTTCTTCATTCAACGTTCACTCCCCTCTTAGTCCCACCACGGTACTCGTCGCTGAATACGAATAACAGCGTCCGGATTTAGTTTGAGATAATTAGTTACGTATCTATCTGCATCAGTGCGTTCATCAAAAACACGTAATCTCCGCTCCTTTGTTCGGCCGAAGCGCCCCTTACACATTTCGTATACAACATATTCCCACCCCCAACTCACGCCATCACCCCCCACGTAATATCAAGCGCATGAACGTTTTCAAACACGTACGCCTGCGAACCGTATTTACGTTGCGCCCACTCACCCGCTTGATTGCGTGACTTGGCGTAAACAACCTCCTTGATCTCGGTTCCTACGTATACTACGAATGTGTTCTGTGCCATCGGTTTCCCTACTCGTATCATTAAGCGTTCTCCCCTTTCTCCGTAAATTTACGTTAAATTATCGTCTTTACTCGCTACCCTACCGAATACCCTCGCCTGACCGTTACGCGCCTAATTTGGCGCAAAAATCACGCCACGGATACGTTAAAATCAAGCGATCCCGCTGCGTTTATAGCCGCAACCAACTCGGTCGTCTCCGCGGACAAGACCTCCATAAATTCCGCTAAAGTTTCCGCAGAATCCGCAGTAGCCACCGCCGAGCGAACGCGGACCGAATCGAGCGCCACGTGGAGACCGACTGCGTTGAGCGGATAATAAGCCACGTCGTCCCAACGTTCGCGGAGTTCCGGAGCCGGCACGCCCTCGACCGCTTTATAGCCGGGCGCCTTCGTAGGGTCGACAATCTTGCGCTGACTAACGATAAACTGCGTGCCGTCCGAGCGTAGTGCGTAATTAGCGGTTAGCTGTACGTTCATTTAGCGAAACACCTCCGAGATTATTGTGAGAGAACGTGTACGCGTCGAGGAAACACGCCGCGAATCCGAAGAAAGATAACGTTACGGATGCGAGTAATACTGCGGTTATTTTCATACGCGATTACCTCCGTTTATAAATGCGTAGTGATATAAGCTCGCGATTCACTTCGTTCATCCTCGCCGTCGACTGTCGTCTCCGACTTATTTTCATACGCGTATAGATGTTAATAAGGTCTGATACGTCGCTAGGAATGAGGAACGAATGACGACGCGTAATGTTTAATCTAGTTATAAAGATGGTTCTAGTTAATAACTGGTTCTACTTAGTGTGATGTCTAATCCGTGTTAGCTCAGATCCATGTGGGCTTAACGTCACCTGGCTCACTTATCGAAAATAGACAGACCGCTGATCGGCAATATCTTGTACGTTGTGTTCTCCCATATCTTGCTTTCCGGATGCCGTTTTCGCTCGCGCAGAATTAGCGGTTGCCCCTTCCAGCGATACTCCGCGAGTGCTGCGACACGCCTACCCGCAGTCTCCCGCTTAATCCCGAGGCTGTTCGCAATCTGCCATTGCGTAGGGTAGCAGGTACCATCCGCGCCCATATACGATGCAAGTACGATTAGCGTCTGAAGACGTTCCGGTCCCAAGTCCGCAATCATTCCAGAACGTACTGCCTCAACGTAAAATTTAACGAAGATGCGCGTTTCGGTTGCGCCGGATGTGACGGAGTATTCCGTTTGGGATTCGACACTGACGAGGCGTTGGGTATCGGTCATGCCGCGTCCTCCTGTGCGATTGGTTTAACGTTGTTAAACGATGTTTCCGAAGAAACCTGCGTGTTGCTTCCGTTTAGGCGCTTGCCTGTTACGCCTAATTCAGCGAGCCGATGCGTGAGTATTTCTTCGATGCGATCGAATTCCGTGTAGTCGATACGGATGAGCGGGATGCCGTTGGCGCGGCAGTAATCCGATTTAATACGGTCATTTCGTTGAGTGGCTGCGAAGCGATCACGGATTTTACGTATGTCCTTTTCCCCGAAACTCACGGGTCGCGAGTGGTGCTCACCATCATACTCAATGGCAACGTTTTGCCCATTGGCGTGTACTACAGCGTCGAAAGGTAATGGCATTTTGTGTCGACAATCCTCAAATGAATATTGAGGTGTGAAATGAATGCAGTAATTAGTCAAGAATTCCCTTATTACTCTTTCGCCGCAAGATTCAGCACATCTAGGACACCGTCGCCCACTGAGGAACTTCGCTGGGGAAATGCTCCACGTATGCCCGCAGAGAGTATGGTGTAATCGAAGCTTTGCATGGTATCCCGTATAATTATCTAGTGCGGAGTAATCACCTCCTCCTAATGTACGTACCATTTTTACGAACCACTCATGATCTCGTATAGGTTTACCGAAGCATTTAGGACAGCCGCTTCCACCCAAAAGGCTGGCAGGTGTTTTTTCCCACTCATGCCCACAAAGATTATGTCTCATGAGTATTTTCATGTGAGCTCCTTTGTAACTTCCTAAGACAGTATACTGTCCTTCGTATAGCTCACTCACCTCACTTATAAAGGTGCTTGTAGTTTTTTTAGCATTCGTGGAACACTTTGGGCATCTCGTCCCTCTAAGAAAGTGGTTAGGTGTTATACTCCACGTATGTCCGCACGACCTGTGTTTATGCTCCGTTTTAATTGATGATCCAAGATATTTCCCTATCAATGTGTACTCACCACTTGTTGTGCTTTCCACTTCCTTTGCGTAGTCTACTTCTTTCCACATCTTCCTCGTACGAAATACCCGGCCTTCGGATTCCGCTGCGCTCTTTCTGCGGCCCATGATGCACTCTTTACAGCGACATTCAGTCCCGGACGTTAGTGCCCTATTATGGTAAAAATCGGTCAACGCCTTTACCTCGCCACACTTCGTACACGCCTTCGCGTCAACCTCCGCACCGTCTACGATTATCTTTACGATCTCTACGCGCTTCCCTCTCGCCATGACTCCGTCTCCTTTCCGTTTGCCTTATACTGTTTTATCTACAGACCATTTCTCATTCGCACACTTTTACGCAAAAAAAAATAACGCCCACCTCCGAAGAGATGAGCGTTATATACAGAATTTATAATCGTTCCAATGGTGAAAATTTAGCGTGTTGCCTTGATACGTCCGTTCCAAAGAGGTTTACATACATTCTAACGATTTCAAGCGATGTATGCCCGAGTATCTTCTGAAGGCTGAACGAGTCGCCCCCGTTCATAACGTACATCTTAGCGAACGTATGGCGAAATGTGTGCGGACTGACGCGTACCCCTTTAATCCGCGCTGCCCGTCCGTATAGTTGAATGGCTTGCTGCATACCACGCACTCTAAACGTGTTGTTGTCTATATTCACAAATAGGCTGTCCGTCTCCAAAATACCGCGCATCTCCATATAGTTGAACAGTATTTTTTCTAACGACCGGGAAAAAGGTACAAGGCGCTCTTTGCGTCCTTTTCCGTATACTTTGAACGTACGGTCCTTCCAGTCAATGTCGGTAACATCTAACCTTTCAGCTTCGCTGATCCTTATTCCCGTATCCAACAACATCGACATTAGGCAATAATCACGGTACCCCGTAAAAGTTGACCTATTCGGAGCGTCAAACAACGCCTTTATCTGTGCGTTATTGAACGTTTCAATAATACGTTTCTCTGCTTTGATCGTACCGATACCTACTACCGGATTTATATCCGTAAAACCCTCCGTGTGTAGCCAATTGAAGAAAGCGCGCCAACCTCGTATAAGTTTGTTAATCGTAGCATCTGCGGGAGTTGAGCCACGCCCCCTTTTAATCTTCTCGTTTCTCTTCGTATCAATAGCGGTCATTATATTCATCTTCGTAACGTCAATCGGACGCTCAACTTCCTGCATCGTTAATTGGCGCATTAGCTCCTTCGTCGTGTCACTGTAAAAGTTTAGCGTTTCATCCGTAAGGTTTCGTATGCGGCAGTAGCGGAGAAAGGAGTTTCTAGCGGTTTCAAATTCGAGGGCCTCCGGGGGGTATGTGGTCGTTACTTGAGCGCGGCCAGCAGCGGCCAGGTTAACGCGTCGTTTTCGTTCCAATCAAAAACGCCTCCATTCGTAAATATCCGTTAATGAAACGAATAAAACGAATGCAGGCGTACAGGATATCGTATATAACGTATCGCATAACTTGCGTAATTTACCGTATTGGGGATGCGTACCGACTTCGTAATGTTGTCGTTAATCAACCGAAAGTCATACGTAAACAGACGCTTACTTTTAAGTCCTGTGCGTCTGCCAATTCCGCCACCCCGGCAAGCATTTAGGAACGCTATTTTACACTTACTTGTTCTTGTCTTACAAGTATCTGAGAAGCTTACTTACTAAGAAGTGTTCTCGTTATGTAAATGTCGTTCATCTGGGCACCAACTTATAATACGATATTTTTATCAAATTGTAAAGTGTTTTTTTAAAAATAATAAAATTTCTCTTTTTGTATAACTTGTGCACATTTGAACTACACTAATAAACGTCTTTCCAAACCACCAGAAGGGGTGTTACGAATGCGTGAAGGTATGATTCCAGCTGTTCTTGGGACGGTAGTATCGGCTTCAGGCGCTGTGTTGCTGAGCAGTAAGTACAAACTTGCAGCTACAGGCATTCTCGGTTTCGGACTGGCTCATGTTGTTCTGGGAGCGATTGATTTGATTGAGCATCGCTAGTTGTTTGGAAAGTACCGGGCGGGATTTATCCTTCCCGGTTTATTTTATAAGCGTTTAATATGGAGCATAAGCGTTTATGTAAAGTATAGAACTGACCATGCCTAAGAAGGAGCGTGTAATGTGCTATGAAAAAACATAATTCAAAAAAAAAGAGTCTTACTGACGATCAAATCGAATATAAACAATCTCTGGATAAGCGTGAACCAGGATTTGATCGGATTCCTGACCCTGGTGCCGATTCACCTGCAGCTACCGATATGATTGATGAAGCCGTAGGCCGTGGAATAGACAAACTACGTAATGATTTTACAAAATAAAGCATAAATTATAAGTCACAGGTTTTTGTTAAGCATCACTTGAAGATCAGCATGATCCAACCAATAATTGAGATCCACAGCACAATGCTGATGAAGAGTCCACACAAGAGACCAAAAGAGAAATTACCTTCACTCTTCGGCATAGCACTGCCAAATTTCAATCTAAGCTTCATTTGATTCCAGTTCATAGAACCCCCTCCTTAAGTTCTATTTCGGAATATGAAGCTTATTTTTGTAGACCTATAGTCATGTTTTTAAAAATAAAAAGGGGTTTTTGTCCTATCAACCTGAGCGCGGCAACAGAATTACAGCTATGCCTACCAAACAAATCAAACCACCAATGAAATCGTACAAGTCAGGTGTCTTTCTATCAATCCACCAGCCCCATGCAATGGAAAGAACAATAAAGACACCTCCGTATGCTGCATATACACGCCCAAAGGACGAGAAAACCTGGAAGGTGGCAATGACTCCATAGACAGCTAAAATCACTCCGCCGCAAAGTCCGACATACCATGTCTTGCCTTCTCGCAGCCACTGCCAGATCAAATATCCACCTCCGATTTCGGCGATGCCAGCCAAAATAAAAAGTAAAGCTGCCTTTAACAC